GGAGCTTCTGTAGTACCACCAAGTTTAGAAACAGTAAGTTTATCGCCAGGAAGGTAATATGATCCAGTATCAGATAAAGTAGTTTGTTGAGCATCAACAATACCAACAATATTCATTACAACTTCTTCTGAAGTACCTCTATTAAGATAAATCTTGAAATTGGATCTAACTTCAGAAGCAGCATCCCAGTTCCTTGCAGTTGTGCCAGATGATGCCCTAGTACACTCAATAAACTGGTTTAGAGACTTTTCTTTATATCTTATTATCTCATCATTAGCAATTACAATCTCACCGTTTCTTTCTGGCCATCCAATAGTAGAGTCAACAGTAATAACGTCAGTTGTATCTATTAATCCTTCACCCAACTTTGTTTTGTAAGGAACAATGAAAGTACCTTCAATAGTTTCTTCAGATAAAACCAATTCATAAATTTCAAGGTCTGAAGTCTTAATTGCAATGTAATTTTCTACAAGAGCACTAGCATCTTTAACATTTTCGTCTGCAATGTCCTCAAATTGCTGAACTAACGCATCTTTAATGTTTACTGGGTCACCACTTTCTAAAGTTGCCCTTAAAATCGTATTAATAGACCAAGTTGCACTAGAAGGTTTAATAATCTGATCTTTAGGGTAAGAAATCGAAACATCTTCACCATAAAGCAATTTAAAGAGATATGCAACACTATAAGAAGTACCTTTTGTAGAATAGAAGGTTTTTATGTTCTTAATAGCATTTCTAACGTCAATACTTGCATAATCTAGTTTCGGAACGTCTGGTAAGTATTGTTCTGTATACTTATCAAGTAATCTCTTAACAAATACTGCATCTAAGCAAGTAATAGCGTCATTTGTGGAATGTGTAGAAGCTACAGTCTCACCAGAGAATACAACGTCACCACTATTAGTAAATGAAGTAATTCCACTAGCAGCTCTAGCACATCCTTCAAATCTACACTTCTGATATCCAGATCCACCGTTAATTATCTCAAATCCAGTAACTTCACCTGTTCCAATTTCCACTGACGCTGTTGCTGAAGGTGGAGACTGAATAATAATTTTTGGAGGATTAGATTGACTATATCCAGTACCAAATTCAGTTATATTGATATCTGTAATCTGACCATTGAAGATTGCAGCAACAGCAGTTGCTCCTGATCCTCCAATAGAAGCACCAACATCATTAAGTCGATCATCAACAATATAAACTGATGGGACATCATCATAACCACTTCCACCACTTAATATTTCAATATCAACCAATCTACCATCTGAATCAACCTTTGTTTCTAAAATTTGTGCTCCAACTGGATCAACAATCGCAATTCTAGGAGTTGTTGTATAACCTTGTCCCGCATTAAGAATAGTAATAGACTCAACTTCGCCTTTAGTATTCAATACAGACTTAAAAGTTGCTATAATAGGATCTTCACCTGTTGGTTCATCCACATAAACTGTAGGAGCAGTAGTATATCCGCTTCCACCATCTGTAACAGACACTACACCACTAAAAGATCCCCCAACGATAGTTGGAGTGCCTAAAGTTGCTCCACCTGGTTGTGCAAAGGTAACCCTTGGTATAAATGTATATCCACTACCAGAATCTTCAACTACTATTTCAGATACTGTACCATCTACTACTTTAGCACTAAGTTTTGCTGGTGTACCACCTTCTTTTGTTGGAGACTGAATATTTACCGTAGGTGGGTTAGTTGTACTATATCCTTTACCGCCACCAAGTAACTGTGTGTTCTTAATACCATTAATTAATGATCTAACTGCGGCATTCGATCCTGTTTTAGACTTAATACTAACTTTAGGTGCGTATTCAAACCTATAATCCTTTCCAGTTTCACTAATTTCAATATCTATGATTTCACCATTGTCATTAACACGGGAAAAACCAACTCCACCTGATCCAAAAGACGGAATTGGTGCTTCAATAGAGAACAGTGCTAATTTTCTTCCAACTAAAGGTATGAAATTGAAAGAAATTGTGGTTTCATCAAAAGTAAAGTCTGTTTTTGGTGTTAATAAATTACCATCATAAATTGCGATGATATACTCATCAACTACTGCTCGATAAGGTTGCGTATTCCTCGTAATATTAAAACTCGTCTTATTATCACCAAAATCATTAGAAATATCGTCTAACGCTAAAATTGGGTCTTCAGAAAAACCTTTTAGATATGTAATATTTGTAGATTCAAACCCATCAGAAACTGTCTTAGCTCTAGGTGGGGTAGTAAAGTTAATACTGTTATTACCAATAGTATAATCAACTCCACCCACTAAAACCTTATTATAAACTTTTACAATAAGATGTTGTGGAGATGATGGACTTACAGGACTATTTTGTGATAGTAATGGAAATGAGTTCTTAACACCATCAAAATCATTAATAGGATTAGAAAGACCAATCCACTTTATTTTTACCTGATCATAAGAAATACCTGGACTTAAAGCAACACTAGGAGAAGGAATTGCACTCTCATAAAAAATTACCTCATTATTAATTAAAATACTACCATTCTTATCAAGAAATGAGTCTACGTTTTCAACTGTTAATGTAGTAGAATCTACTGCAGCATCCTGTACAAGTTTTGTCGATCCATCAAGAATATCAATGTTTAACTTATCAATATTTAAATATTGTAAGAAATCATTTAAGATATTCTGACCATATCCCGTTTTTTCTTGGGATTTATAGTAATATTCAAGTAATTTATTAAGAAGAGGGTGATTATCTTCAACAAACTGCGGTAACTGCTTGCTTACTACCTGAGAAACCTTATTTGTGGTCGTCATTTAACTTCTAAAAACAGGAGATGTTTGCCAAGTTGCCAGCATTATTAAGATCAGGAATATCAATAACAGTAGGGGTAATTTCAAAGTTTTCTGGCGTAAGACTATTTAGTGGGATAGTCGAAGGTAGATCTGTACCTAATGGAGAAACGGATATAGTTGGGACTATAATCTCAATGACGGTACCTGGATCTGGGGTGTATATGATGGATGGGTTGGATGGTATTGCTTGGACTGCAATCTGGAATACTTGTCCAGTAATAACAACTGTAGTCTCGTCAATATTACCTGAAAGATCAATTACAGGAACATTTCCACCAGCACCAACAATGTTAACTGGTCCAAAGCATATTTGACCAGTATTGTAGTCAACTGTGCCTCCTTTTGGATTTGTAATAATTTTTCTAGTACCACTGATATAGAAAACTACTAAATTGCCAAATCCATCATCCTCAAAGTATTGATCTATAGATGGTCTATCCGCAAGTCTAAATTTAGACGATTTGATGATAGGTTCTTTTTTACATGCACTTGTTTCAGTTGTTGTAACAGTTGCGGTAATACCTTCAGTAATTTCGATATTTGGAGCACTATCTAGTAAAGGTGATCCAGTTGACACACAATATGTATTGGATGTATTACCAGTAGCATTAATATACTGTACAATTGAAATCTGGGTGGAAGTATCAGTTACGTTTGGATCTGAGGAAGTAACTGCTTTTTGGAATTTATTTAAACTGAAATTGTTATTAAAGTTATTAATTTCTTCCTGTTGTGCCCATTCAGTTATAGAATCTTGTATATTTGTTGAAATTGTAGATACATCTCTAGATGCAGTAGATGGATCATAGGTAGCAAAGACTCTAGGATAAACAAATAGGGTCTTAGTATCAACAATAACAGGTTCAATAGATGCCATAGCATATGTTTTAAGCTGTGACACTAATTGGAGCTTTGTAGCATCGTTTAGGGATGATCCAGTCCTAGTTTTTATAGCAATGTATACTTTTCCATAAACAGGAGGATTTAATTCATCTCCACCGTATGCAGCAACTGTTTTAGCATTTGAATATATCCTTTTTACGATAGTTTCGTAATCCTGAATAGTTACTGCCCTATTTTGTGCTGCATAGTACCTAGGAGCATTAAATTTAATAGATTCAACAGATTCTGCACTCTCTCCTAATTGTGCCTTATCACCCAACGTAAGGGTCGCTACACTAGCACCATAACCTACGCCATTACTATCAGTAAACTTGCCTACAAAGGCAAATACGCTAGTATCGTTGCCCTTAGAACCTTGAGTAACAATATATTCAAAATCAATAATCTCACCATCTACTAATTTCCTTCCAATAACTCCATCACCAAAGAAAACTTCAAATCTCTTATCTTCAGTTTCAGATAAGAAATATACTCTATCAGTACTCTTAACCTCAGTTATGTTCTCAACCAAATTATAACTATCAGAAGTAGTGCTACTTGCATTTGGACGCACCCTTACTGAAAGTGTTGAAGTATCAACATTCTCAGAAGTAATTATGTATCTCTGTTTTGCAAAGTTATCTACAGTGTAAGAATAGTTTATAATACTACCTTCTTGCACTTTCATATTATGAAAATTCGCTTTTCCTGTAGTTTGATCAACTTCTACAGTAACTGGATCTAAAATATTCCACACTAAGTTACCACCTGTTGCAGAAAGACCTTTTAGAAGAGTTATATTATTGGGATATGATCCTGAAGTCTGTGAAGTCTGCACTTCTATGTGTACACACGCTTTTGATGCAACAACAGACCTTGGACAATAATCTAACAGTTTTGCAATATTAACAACATTGTCTCTAACAGTAGAAGAAGAAATGAATGCCTCATTCATGGACATATTTGCCATGAATGAAGAATAATATGTGTTATACGCTAACACATCAATCATATATGATAAACCTGACCCCTCAAAATCATAATCTATGAACTCATCTCTAGTTCTTAGATATGTTTTAATAGAAGATTTAATATCTTCAAACCCAAGTGTTGTTAAATTATTTGGTAACATTAGGATGGTCTCGCTAATACAAACTGAATGGTCTCCGTTATTGGCAAACCAATAATATTATATTCTAAACTCACAGTAACGGAATTATTATCATAATCAGGTATACATCTGAGATTCGTTACAGTAACTCGTTTTTCATAGTTACTGATTGTGTTCCTAATCTCAACTTGCAATGAATCAATCATAAACGGATCTAGAGGCTCAAAAAGCATCTTATATACACTAGATCCAAATTTAGGATTAAATAATTTTTCACCAGGAGCAGTTAAAACTATATTTCGTATAGATTGCTTTATAGATTCTTCATTAGTCACTGGTGATATGTCATGAGTAAAGGGATTTTTAAGAATACTCATAGAGATATCCTTAAAAGCTCTAGACCTCTTTATGTCAGCACTGGTTATTGACTTTAACGCCATTTATAGAAAAAGATCTATTATTCTTAGTTATTTATCGGGGTTTTCAATAAAAAAGGACTCCGAAGAGTCCTCTTGTCTATTTGCCTTGTCCACGAGGTCGTTTTGGTGCTTTATTACGAGATGAAGCAGTATACTTTGAATGTTTACCTTTTCCTTGTCTCGTCTTTTTGGGGATAGATTCTACATAACTACCACCGCTATTCCAAGCGACTTTCATTGCCATAATTTAAACTCCGATAAAAACATTAGGTGATCCTGTTGCAATCAACGATAGACATGGAGGTCCGAGTGGATCACCCACTCTACACGCTCGTCTAGCATTGATGAACACGGTTTTGGTTGTTGCCAACGCTTTTCTAATATGAGCTCCTCCACCAGCAATATCTTCCACACAAAGAGTTTGTGTTGGACATGTGAGAGGTGGGGGTGGATATTTACATCCTGCTCGTATTACAATTTGTGTGCATGTTGGAGGGTGATTAGTTAAAAGATCTTGATCGACAATAGGAAAATTGCCGTTGATAATAACATTACCCACAATTTGCATCACATTGAGAGGCGTTTGCGGAAATGGAGGCCATATATTAGTAGCATCCATTTGTGCGATGGACTTTTTGGGTGCAGTTTTGCACGTTCCACCGCAACTTACTGTAGCATGGACATTAGCTGGAATGCAACGTCCATGTCCACTATCACTTCCTATAAAAACTGCTGCTGATAATCCTGCCATTAGAAGGGGTTTCCGTATGCAGCCACTGTAGCTGCGTAAGTATTGGTTGATTTTGTCATATGATGACGTATATGTTGTTGACCTGATGCAGACCAACCTCTACATCCTGGACCTTGGACTTGACCTGACACAACATAACTGTATGTACTAGTTATACCAGTACTTCCATCATAAGTTGAAAAATCACTTGGTGGAGTAGGAGCACTACAAGTAAAATGCCCACATCCAGATTCAAGAGGTTCATGACCTAAAGTAACAGTAAAGTAGATATCCTTTCTAGGATCTGATCTATACTGTTTCATATAATATTTAGTGCCTGGTGAAGCATGGGGCACATCAAGGAATCTACGCTGCACAGTCCTTACACTATTCTCATCATAGGTAATACTATCAGGTACACCAGTTACTTGAGTAATATTAGTTAATTGTTCTTGTATTTGACCATTATGTGCTCCATATGCATTTTTTAGATCCGTATCTAACTGATCCAATAAAGACCTATCAATCTCAATTTGATTTACATTTTCCATTAATGCTTCTTTTGGTATAGGTCTATCTAAAGGCACGACATTTTCACGCACTTTCGCAATCACAGATGGACTGTATAATCTTTGAGGAAGATCTATAACTCGTTTTACAAAAGGATCTACTTGCACTTCCGTGTTTGGATCAGGAATTGTCATATCTCTTGAAGATTTTGACGCTTCTCTAACAGCTATAGTAGCATCCCAATAGGGGTTAGTTTCTGCAGGATTGATAATATAATCAATCAACTTCTTTTGATATGCAGTTTCTTCCTTATCAGTTGCTGCATAATCCCGAAATATCTGCATTAATTCATTATACTGGTCTTCTTCATCAGGAACACCATCCCAAACTGTGTTAGTTACCTCTGGATCAAAGTGTCTAATCCAAAAATCTGGTGGGTAATCCTGATTATACCCAGATCCAACGTCAATAATCGTTACTGCAGTAAGAACACCGTTAGTAAATGTGCCTTCTGCCTTCGCAGTCTTACCAGTAACGATTGGAGGACTTGAAATTTGTATCTCTTTCTTCAGATTTGATGGTAATTTGTCCCAAGATTGCCCTCCATCGTTAATTGTAACGCCAGAAACGTATCCATTAGTGATTTGCACGCTAACATCGGGTTGTTCTATGTCAGTCCATACATTTGGAGCACCAGGTTTGACACTATGAGTCGTATATTGGATAGATTTATCAAAAAACTCGAATAATCCACCGTAAAAAGCACGATCTTTGATGCCATGACCTGCAATTGCGGTAATTACGTGGTTACGACTTGATGTATACTGCGTATCTTTAGTGAAAGCACTCCCTCTTTCATCCAAATACGCTATATGGTAAGGAAAATTGTCTAAATCTGTATGTTGGACACGCATTACGAGGTGTCCATTGAGCATATCGCCAGGAATCATGACATCAAATGCAGCTCCACCACTTAAACTAGTGGTTGGGGCAAGTGCTGTAACCTTTAAGGCAATAGTAAAGGTAGTTTCATCACCACTTGGGTGTCTATGGGTATGCTGAATATTAAAAACATCGCCAACAGCATAGTTTTGACCTGGAGAAATCATCTCCATTACCTCCCATTCTGTTCCTGTGATAGTAACTGGCTCATTTGTATCGTCAAGTGCTGGTCTAATTCTACATTTTACTGATAACCCAGTCTTAATTCCATTTTGAAACACTGGACCATCAAAAACTTCAAACGTTTGAAACTCAACCTCTGAGTTTTCCCATCCCATTTGATTAGTTGCAACAGGATCTGCACTATAATCGTAGTTGCTCCACGCTGGTAAGTCTATAGATTGTTGAGTATATACGAAATTTAACCCTGAGACCCCATTAGGAACTGCTGTAGCAAGCTCATCATACTGAAACACCACTTTATTGCTATCGGTGCCTATGGCGAATACAAGGGGATATGGGCAATCTGGGTCACCTGTCTCATCGGGACCATTATATGTGTATCTAATATATGTTTGATCTGGAGTGCAATAGAAACCTGAGCATTGCTCACATTCTCCTTTTGTTGCTTCTGCTGTTGCTTGACCAGTTTGTACTAAACCTTCAGTCGTAACATGATAACAAGGCACTCCAATTATACCTGCATTGATTCCCATGTCATAAACATATCCAAACCAAGTATCACTATCCATTGGTTGAAAGGATAGTCCGTTAGGGAAGAAGTCAAATAAGACTGCTCCACAATCAATCAACTTTAAGTTCTTACCACAGTTTGTTATACTTACACCATCATAGTTTGCTGGTGATCCATAATTCACTCCTCCACCATAAGTGGGTGGATAAGGAGATGATATTAGATTATTATAACAAACTGCATCTCTATCTTCCTCTTTTAAACCTGTAGGTTGCACAATAGGAGGATATACAGGTGCATCTATAATTCTAGCAGGACCAAACGAAGGGTCAGGCATACTTGCATGACAATGTGTTATTAGGTTTCCTTCACCACTATAGTAACCATCGTCTAGTCTTCCGATTTCTCTACACAATGACCCATCTGTATGGCAACCGCCTTGTCTTCTTTTAGTAGTCATTGTTGTAATTCCTTTATCTTTGCGTATAACATATCAAAATTATCACCTATATTCATATATCCTTCTTCACCTACTGGTCTATACATGATCTTATCGGGTGTAGGTATCTTAGATAATGTCTTTTCAATCTCTTCTATACGATCAACAATTATCTTTTGATTAGAGGTAATCTTGATAATAGTCTCATTTACTACGTCAAAAGCATCTTTGGTCTCTTTAAAGGACTTTTCAATCTCTTTAAAGTTGGCCTCGATGGTCTTCATATCTTCAGATGAAAATTGCTTAGTCATTTTAAGATTGTGGTCGCTCGGTGGGGAGGGTTTTATTCTTCAACTTTCTTCAGTGTAAAACTATTTGATACATCATCTACTTCAAACTCTAATTCAGTGCCTTCATACCATCCAAGGTCTTCACAAACTTCATCAGGTATATGTATGGATAACTCCTCAAATTCGTTGAGCTCAAGTTTAAGGGTGAATCTTTTTGACATGTCTCTTATAACCTATTATTTATGGGATAGTTGGAAGGATGACCTGCTTTCCAATCTTCCCATGCACTAATAACTGCCTTAGAGTCTGTTGTCAGACCATCTAAGACACACTTATCAGCACAGGCATAGATTCTACTGTCTAAGAAACCTTCATATTTTAAAATCTGCTCCATACACCATACACGATCATCTTGGTAATCTTGTCTAAAATTCATAGTAGGCGTAAAATGTTCTTGGCGATTTTTTTATATGTATAAGGAAAAAATATTTTTAATAATATAACATGCCCTGTCGGGTACCTTTGTAGGTTAGGGTAGTGGCCGTTTTTAACATTTAAGGGGGTTAATTTAACTGCCTGATTAACATTTAAGAGAGGGCTAATAACCCTCTCTAAGTATACATCACTAACTGTTAATTGTCAACCTATTGTTTATACCTATAGCACTGTATCTACTGTTGCTACGATATCATCCAAGACGGATAAGATTTCATTGCCATTGTTTGCATTTTCTAGAAGGAAGATTGCGAATGTTTGTGACATTTTAATGATGTAAGTTAGGGGTCAATTGTGTAACTTTAGGGCAAACACATTCCACATTGATTGTTGTTACTAACTGTTTAGTTATTCTCGTCCTTAATTGATAAGTACCATCCAATCGATTTGATATAATCAAAACAGGAATGTCTCGGCAATTCTTTATACCTATCTCCTCTAGAGTTTCTAATAGCGTCCATGTACAATTCTAAGTCAGTTACTGAATAGAACGTGCCATGCAATTTGCCCTTTTCATCCTCAACGAGATACTGCATTTTGCCTTTCAAACTAACAGTCTTATTATAAACGGTTTCTGATAGTTTGTCAAGTGATTGGTGTTGGATTGTTAACATTGGTTTCAGAGTAATTCGGAGTGTTAAGAGATACTTGACTTTCGATAATTAACACGCTAAGACTACATTTTCTCCACAGGTTTTTCCACACTATCTAACACTCAACCTAGTTTAATTAACCATTTAATTGTTTTCAACATTTTACGGTAAGTTTTCCACATTGTTGTTAATAACTCTCCATAATCTGTGTTTTCTGATATACTCCCACTGCATAACGATTAACTCCTTAAGTGTTATCCAAACATAGTTAATCTGCTCTCCGTGGGTAACATCGTAGTGACTGTAATCCTTTTTGTTAGTTGTCATTGTGGGTCTCCATATCTTCCCTCTTGTGAATGATACAAATCCGCTAGTCTTTGTCCTTGTTGACTATTAGTAACTAACTCGCAATCCTTCCAATACTTATTATTAATTAGAAGGTTAATTTCGTTATAAGGTGATATCGAGTGAGCAGCATCTTCAGGGGATTTGTTATACTTTCCCACAGTAAGAGTTATATACTCTTTGCAGATGAAATTAACGACCCCTTGATCTTCTCCTCTCCTGACGATTTCACCCTTTACAAAATCATTAAATTGCATGGATTCGCCTCTGATTGTTGTTAATTAGAATGTGGATTGTAGACGTAGATAACAATCATTAATGATATTATACCACAGATTGTTATTAACGTGAGCAAATGTAACATGATCTATTTAATAACCTCCACAGAGATTGGTTTGTGTAGTAGTATGTAATCGGACTCAATTTCAGTGAAGAAAGTGTTAATCTTCGCTTTCATTTCTCTCCAATTCTTTCTACTGTAGGGGATGTTTAAGTTCTTGTTAGATAGTGGCATTAATCCTCCGTTGGTTTAATTGATTTGTTTGCCTTATCATCAGTTGATTCTAATAACTTACCTACCCTATATTCATCTCCTTCTACATACTCAACCTCTTCATAATGCTTGCAATGTTCAAAATCAGATGCGATTCTTTTCGCTTCTGTTTTATTATTAGCACCAACAGTTACTGAATAATATGTAATTCTCTTTGCCTCAAATGTGTAACTGTTTAATAATTCAGACATGATTACACCCCCTTGATGTTAAGTGATCCAGCATGATTTGCTTTGTTAATTACACATGATTGATGAATATTAAAGAGTAATTCATAATTAACTCCCTCCCAATCATCCCACTCTGAAACATAATCATCACAGTCAAAATCGCCTGTGCCGTCTACATTTAGTGGGCATGATTTGAAATCATTGTTATCATCAATCCAGAAGATTCTTCCGAAAGCGTCACTTGAATACATGATTAACCCTCCCAGTTGTTGATAAATTGGTCAAGAAGATTGATGTCTAATGTATCATCATCAAAATCAATCTTTGCTGCTGATGTTACACCCCACTCGCTCAATTCTTCAGTGAATTCTTGCCAGTTAGAGCAGTAACATGCCATGTTTTGAAAGTTATCAACCTCTTTAATTCGGTTGATTAGGATATCAGTTTTGTCATCAAGTCCGATGCGTAGAGTATCATTTTTGATGAGTTGCTTATATTCAGTAATAGTCATTTAATTGCCCTCCTTAGTTGTTGGTTTTGTTGGTTGAATTAAGAAGTAATACTTAACAACTGGTGATGCTTCTAGCAGTTGTTTGTATACTTTAGGATCAAGAGATTGCATGATGTGAGTAATAATTAAGGACAGAAAAAAGAGGTGCGTAGTGTTACGCTACCTCTAGATGATCTGCGTCTATAAGTATCATCCCATCCCAGAAATCTTGTGTTTGTCCGTTATAAGAAACAAACCATTCCCAATTCTTTTGGAATACTTTAGCACCGTATTTGACCTCTTCTAAAATAGCATTTAGTCTTGATTTTGTGGTGTTTGTTGTATAACCACAAGATGACAATTTAACTGCTTTTAGATTATGATCAAAGGTCGCAATTAGATGACCATGTAGATAAACAGAAGAGCAATTTGTTGACTCGTTGTAAGAAACTCCTGTGTTAGATCCCGCCCAGTTGCCCTTGTTAGAGATGGCGAAATTCATTTGCTTTTCAAGTTTTCTCATTTGGAAAGTGTTTAGAGTGAATGTTGCGTGGTGTCTCTCCCACTTCTTTATAATAGCAATAAAAAAGCACCCGTGGGGTGCTTGTGTGCCACTTTGTCAACTGTCCTAGTTGAAAGCGGTATTGTATGAGGTTTTGATATAGTTAACAACATCAACTGCAATTTTACTTGCTGATTGATACATTGCAACTAAATCTGTGTTAAGTTCTTGTATCTCAAAGGAATGGATTTCCCATCTTACTTTGAAATCAGTGACGTAATCTTGAGCAGTTAAATGAGTTTTAACTGGTCTACGTCTTTGGACATTCTTAACAACTGGTGCTTCAACTTTCTTTACTTCCTTAACAACAACTGGTGCAGATTTAGGAGTAGTTGTTGATGCTTTTCTCGTGCGAGTCTTCCTCTTAGTTGTTGTTACTTTCTTTGCAGAATTAACAGCAGTTGTAGTAGACTTTGCTGGCATAAGATTCGATGCAGTTTGTGTTAGTTAGCGAGTGAAACATTTGAGGTAAGTATTTTTAATTTATCGTCATGTCTCTGCTTCTAAGTCAGAGTAGATAAACCTCAAATTGTTTCACTCTTATAATATAGCAATAAAAAACCCCTAATGGGGTTTTAGTGTGACAGTTTGTTTATTGTCCGTCTGTGTATGATCCTAAAACACAGTTTCCATGTCTGACCTCAGCGTATCCAAACTCTTCGGATAAATCAAGACATAGACCCCAACAATCATCTAAATTAACAAATGATGAATTTTCATAGGGTGCGGATGGACAATGGACGGAGTATCTCATATCCTTAAACATAATCAAAAGGTTCGGGATCGGATACCCTCTCCCATAGATCATCAAAGATCTTAGGATCATCTTGATGCTCTGTAAAGTCTGCTTGACAGCAGAATGAAAACATTTCGACTAAAACGTTTTCTTCTTCTTCTGATAGTCTGAGAATCCTTGTTGATGACATAAAAAGCGTAAATCATTTTCTACTCTTTAATAATACATGAAAAAACCCCCAAATGGGGGTTTAGTGGACAGTTTATGTTCTGGCACACTAAATCTCTTTACATAACTCATCTAATCTATCATAGTGACTATCAACAACTGATTCTAATTTCTCAAAGATAGTATCAATTTCTGATACTAATTCTTCAAAGTTGTTGACATTCCCAATATCATTTTTACCTTGCACATACCCTTCTAAAACATAAAGAATGGTGCTAATTTGATCTTCAGTTAGTGTTACTGGTAGATCGCAATCTGGGATAGTAGGTATCACAAACTGTGTAGCATCTAACTCACTATTTGTTGCATTAGGGTTTGCTGGTAGTTGATACTTAGTCATGCTAATCTCCAAGAGGTTTTGTTAATGGAATGGTTGCAATTTTGGCAAGTTAATGCACTCCAACTGAAGTGAAATACTCTTGCTTTGTTATCACATTCGGGGCAAACTATGGTCTTCCCAAGTCTACCACAACGAGTGTATCTTGTGACGCTATTTGTCATACCGACACCTGTAATCTTGGGTTTTCAAGTATAATATCTCTCACTCTTTCTCTGTCTAATGTATCACCATCACCCCAATAATAGTGAGCATATTCTAAGTCACCTTTTAAGATTCTATTCTTATATGTAAAGAAAGCATCATAAATGTGACCCTTAGTTAAACCTTTAATAGGGTAAAGATCGCTGTCTGGTGAATAGAAATCCCAAACATAGTTGACAAAAGTGTTAAGTTCTTTAATAGAAATCATTGACACAATGCCTCAAATCTTTTCATAGTTTGTCTCTCTAATGCTACATTAGTGCCCTCACTAAATGAGCATAACTCATTCATCATTTCAACTGTTAACTTATTAGAAACCCTGAAATCTTCCCAGACTTCATCAAATAAGGTCTCTAATATCATTTCATTCTGTAAACAACTCATTTCAATACCTCACTCGTATATGTGGATTAGGTCTCACAATCTCGGCGGCATCTATCAAATAGTCTGAGATCACGTAACGTGCATCATTTGATTTGTAGATTAAGAAACCGAGTAGTAAGAGAAGGATCAAACGCATAATAGTTTTTTTGTTTGATACTCTTATTATAAAGACTGATAAGAGTAAATGGTAAAACTGTGTGCCAGTATATTAACTGGCATATGAAATAGGTGGGATGCCCTCTTTAAAGATAATATCAACAATGCCCTGTAATCTCTTAAGAGTTCTTGATGCTAACTTGCCTGACATTGGCACAGTTACATAACCACACTTCTTGCGATAAAAGTTAAACATACCAGCAGGAATACGTCCTTCTGATATATTTTTCCTATCCTCTGGATGTAATCTAATTACTCTACCTATCGTCTGTGCCATCTCAATAGTAGGCAAATTACGCAGTAGAATAGTATGAGTTAATCCAGGAACATCTATCCCCTCCGATAATATCGAATAGTGGAAGACTACGAAGCGTTTGTTATCATCAGCACCCCATTTTGTAAGGGTATCAAAGAATAATTGGCGACCAACTTTGGTCTTATTGATATACGCACCATGCTTAGATGTGATGTGTAGTATATCATAACCAGCAGAAGTTAAGTCACTAATTACACTTGTCTGACTCAACATTCTCCACAATACTTTAGTATTAGGGGCAGCAACTAGCACCTTGTGATTAACACCTTGATCCAATGAATCTAGTATGTTAAGTAGATTTTCCGCATCAACATCATGTGCATTGTATCTATCACGCACAGTATCTGTGTCAAATGGGACTATCTGCGGAGATAGAATCTTGCCACTATCTATTAACTCCTTAGCAGTAGTTTGCTCTAGGATGTTACCATAAACTCTGTTATTATCCATGCCTCTTGCTTTACTATCTCCTCTACCAATTCTAGGAGTAGCAGTAAAATAGTAACTACGATTAGCAAACTTAGATGTTGCTAACACTGCTTGATGAAAGTGTCTACCAGTGCTGTGATGTGCCTCATCAAAGTATATATTATCAATGATGATGTTAGCATCAACTACACGTTGCAAACTGTGGTAGGTAGTGAATATAATATGAGAGTGAATTAAAGCACCATTTGTAATAACAATGTCACGCAATTCTCTTGCGTTTGTTGTGCTTAATCCGTCAACTTCGCCACTATGCACATGCACAGTAGTAACACTATTATCATAGAATCTACTAAATTCTGAATGTAATTGATTACTTAGTAGAATACGAGGTGCTACTACTACACTAATAGTAGGACGATTTGCAATCCTTAATTGATTAACAAGGTCTGCAATCATAATATAAGTTTTACCACCACCAGTAGGGATTATGATACGCCCACTGTTTTCAACTTGCATCATATCGTATGCACGTTGCTGATGTGGTAATAATTGCATAAGTAGGATAAATTCAAACTACAAACGTAGTATAGCAGATATTACAGGCAAATACAAGATTATGTGACAGTTCTTAGACTGGCATACAGTCCTAATCTCTTCTTAATTAACTCCCCATAGTCATCATGCAACTCACAACCAATATAATACCTACCCAAATCCTTTGCTACCACTGCGGTTGTGCCACTTCCCATAAATGGATCTAGTATAATATCACCCTTATCTGATCCTGCTTTTATACAAGGTGTTATTAACTCTTCAGGATAAGTTGCAAAGTGTGCCCCCTTATATGGTTTCTTGTTTATACTCCACACACTACGTTTATTCCTCTTTGAGTATGATTTAGTGAGACCAGAATGAGGTGTTAATCCACTACCTTCATTGTGATATTTACCATTAGATCTATCACGAGTGCCCCAATCTTTCGCTGGTTCTTTAATAGCATCATTGTCATAATAGTAATTCTTGTTCTTACTTAGTAGGAAGATATATTCATGGGATTTAGTGCATCTATCTCTTACACTTTCAGGCATTGGATTAGGTTTATGCCATATAATATCTTGCCTTAAGTACCATCCATCTGCTCGTAATGCAAATGCTAACATCCACGGAATACCAATTAAATCTTTCTCTTTATATCCTTTTAGTTTGTTACTTCTACGAGGTGTAGTTACAGGTAAATCTTGTCTATTATTAGAGAATGTTTGTTTAGGGATACATCCATCTTTCCTATAATTATAATAACTATCACCAATATTCAACCACAAAGTACCATCATCAGTAAGACAATCTCTTACTAATCTGAATACATTTACCATCTCTTCAATATATTCTTCTGGTGATTGTTCCTGTCCTATTTGACTATCTTCACCTCCATAATCTCTCAGTCCGTAGTAAGGTGGAGATGTCACGCAACACCTTGCTTTTTCATCGAATTGTTTAAGTGTTTCTCTACAATCACCAAATAATATAGTATCTTTCATAGTTAAAATGCAATGTAAAGTTCATTATCTTCTGATAAACATGATTGATATGCAGGAACATATCTATCGTTTGCTATATCATAACATACAACTTGATCTTTTAATTGTTTATCATCCATCTCCTGTAATTGATCTAATAAATCTTTATAAGTCATGTTTCTAGTTGATTGTTGAGACCAAGGAATAAGTATCCAATTAAGTGACATTTATATCCTCCTTATTATAATATTGTCCTAATGCCCCACTCATTAAAGTTTCACTAATTTCACCATTTGGTGTAGTAATAGTAGGTTCTACGTGATCATTTTTGTCACCAAACTTTCTCTTTGGTAGGGTAGATTCCCACGCACTAATTAATACTTCTAACTCTTTAATTCTATCTCTTGCAATAGAGATTTTCTCTTTTATGTTATTACTACTCATAGTGAATCTAAGTCAGAGTGACGTTGTTTATTTTTATAATATTCAGGATTTCTATTATTATCTATTAATACTGTTTCTCCACCATCAGGTCTAGTAATATAATCAACTTTACTATAATCTCTAAACTGATCTCTATACATAAACTTTAACATTACATTACCTGACAATATTCCTCTTTTATCATCAGTATTATTATCATCAACACCATGCTGTAACCATGCTGGAAATACTATAAAATCATTCTTTCTTTGCTCATCAGGATATATTTTATTATTATTACTATCAATAAAGAAAAACAAGTTATCATCAGTTGGTTGTACAAAATGTACAAAAGAATATAATTCACCACCATAATAATGATCGTGTATTCTCATACTATTACCACTAATATACACTTGCATCCATGTTGCCACCTGATATTCAGATCTATGAAATAATCCTAAATCTGTAGATGCTCTATTAATTATATTATTATAATATTCTGTGAATATAGTATCAGGACCAGATTTATTAATAGAATTTGTGAAATAACTGGTATAATACTCATCACCACATCTAAACTCTTTCTCTCCAGATAAAATATTATCTATAGTATCTGATAATAGTTCTTCATCTATAGGTATATTATCATACCATAAAATAGGATTAAATCTACTCATAAACATCATCCTTAATGTAACATGGCACACCTTCAGGATCTAACCATTTAGTATATTCAACATCCTCAATTGCTTGTGCTAATTGCATACCATTATCACAAAGATACATATCAATATATCTTTTAGTGTATTCGTTATACTTTTGGATGCGAAAGTCTGGTCTACCATTACTATCTAGCACACCACATTCTACATAACGATAAGGAAAATGCTCTGCTAATGTATTACTCTTCATCATCAATATCCTCATAATGTCCTCTAGCATCATCAGCATCTTCCATTAAGTTGTTGATAACAACATCATCAACTTCAGGAAATAATGTTTCTTCGATGTCAAACTCAAACATATAATAATCAGGAGAAACTCCTAGATTCTTAATATACTTCTTCCATGCCTTGTATGTTGGTTTGTCGTTAAACTCAACTACATGATGCTCAGTCTCAACAGTAAATGCTGTCATGGTAAAGGATTTGTTGACTCTCTTAATATAGTGTATTATAGCATGAAATGGTGGATTTGTGTGCCACTATATTAATTGACACATATATCCATGCCTAAGAGATCATCAAAATTACCTATTCTACCAGATGGAAATGCGTTAAATGATATTGTATATCTAATATCATCACTCCTATTAATATCAACTTCATGACCTAATGATGATGGAAATATAATCATATCACCAGCAATTGCTGATTGTTGATGATATATTTTATGACTATCTGAATCACCATGCCATAAACGTATATTACTATATGAAGGATTAGTCCATATACTATCAATATTAAATATAGTTCCAGACTCAGAATCATTCAAGTATATAATACCACTTACAAATGAATTAGGATGACTATGTTCTGTATGATACTGTCCTATCTCTGATTTATTACCCCATGACTGCACAACTTTCAATTCATCACAATTAAAACCTAAAGTATCTTTCAATTCTTGTAAACAATCGTAAACCCAATCAAATAATATATTATATCTAATATCTTTATTTAATTGTACATTAACAGTCCTACTATTACGCTGTCTATCAGAATAAAAAAACCACTGCTCATTGCTAAGTAATTCTAATGCACTAGATGTTACCTCACTAGTACATTTAAACTTAGCAATAGACTGTGGTAATATATCAAGTCGTTGCATTATATTATAGTATTTTATTCTATTTCATTACCTTCAGCATCACAATTCACTTCTCTAAATTCTAAGATAGATTCACCTGATTGAAGGTCATTCTCTATCGCTGCTTTCAACCATCCTTCTGCTTTAGGTCTATCATCATTAGCAGTGATTACAACACTTACAAATTGTTGTTTCATTTTCTTGAGTAATTACGTGTACTATATATCTATTTATTAGTGATATCAATTATTAAGGATATCACTAACTAAGTCCTCTTCAGACCCTAAAAGATCAGTGATCCACTCATCTTCATTCTCTTGGCATAGATCATAATTCTCATCATAATCAACATGTAGTTTTTTAGACATCGTAACCGAAACCTCCATTTTGTATTTGGCGTGCTTGTGTTTGCACAGTGAGTAGTTTATTTAAAGAGCGTTTCATAAAGATTAACTCTTCAGTTTCATATAGCATAGGATTGTCATCAGATGCTTTAATTGCCTCCTTAAGACGTTTTATTCTTTTGGTAAGCAATTCAGTTTCATTAAGACGCATTGTCTACCTCAACTAGATTGTTTAATAAATGTGGAGTCGTATCTAATACTCTTTGCTCACACATTGTGTGGTATTGTGTATCAACTTCAAACCCAATGTAATTGCGTTCTTCTTCGATACACACCTGAGCAGTAGTGCCCGACCCCATAAAGGGATCTAACACTAAGTCACCCTTGTTAGACCACGTGAGTATGTGCCCACGTGCTAACTCTTCGGGCATTGTTGCTGGATGTTTATATGCTGCTTTACTTGACTGACCAAATCCACCACTATTCTTAATCCTCCAAATATTAGTCCTTACACCATATTCTCTAATTGGATTACTCCTTTTACCAGGTTTATTTGTTGTCCCATCTCTCTTTCTACTTGTTGCCTCACCCCATGATCGTATACCTGCCCACTTATTCTTTTTATCTTGAATAAGATTAATTGTCTTGGGTTTACCCTTACTAAGTATAAAACAATATTCAAATATCTGTGTATATCTAACACTCTTCGGACCAGATGCAAACGCAGTGCCAGTCTTCTCATATATCATAGTATCATGCAACCTGAAACCTTTATCCATAAAGTATAAACATTGCCTGAAAGATGATCCTGTCTCACTACCATTTACTGTAGCATCACCCACATTCCACATAACAACACCACCATCAGCAACCTTCTCTTCTAATAGTGTTGCAACATCTTTGAATACATTATAATCCCATTTACTACTATCATTATAAGTTCTTAGATCATCATAAGGTGGGGATGTAACAACTAAGTCGATACATCCATCATCCAACTTTGACATACCGTCAATACAACTCTCGTTGTATATTTTATTAATAGGTAACATCGACATAATCAGTTTGTACAAATGTGCATAGTCTCTTTTGATTCTTTACATTAGTCCTAGCAGTGCCATAGATGGATGTAACGCAATCAATATCACTGATATGCACTTTAAGACCAGAGAATCCGTTATTGTTCTTACCTGATGATGTTACTTTATCATCCCATCCACTATCTTTATGCTTTAAATTTGGCACATCAACTAATGCTGCAAAGACCTCAGTAAATACATTACCATCATGCTTCAACTTCAATACAAAGTGAAGTGAATTCTTTACCTTACTGTGATTGTTACCTGTTGCAAATTTACCATTGTCATCACCTAAAGTCATCTTCTCTTCAATAGTGATAACTCCATTATCATCCATTTCTACATCATATCCGTTACCATCAACAAACTTGTATGGTATGCCCACTATCTCTGCTGCATCCTCAAATGCGAATGGTGCAAAGTTTGCTAATAGTTTAGTCTTTTGTACTGTAGAATTACCACCAGTACCATAAATTGTTGTTAGTGTGACTTTTCTACCACCAGCAAGAATCTCTAGTGATTTGTCAAGTCTCTCTGTAAGTAATCGTAATGCTTTAGGGATGATTGAATGATAGTCATCACGAATCTTAGAATAATCTCTTAGTGTCATTGGAAAGTTGCTTCAATAATAATATAATAAAGGATAAATGAGATTATGTCAATCCCATCTATCCAGTTTGCCAAGTGGCACTTACTTATCCTTTGCTGGATAAGCAAACCTAGAGTTGCCACCTAGTGCCTTGTTGGATAACTTATCCAACAACTTATTGCCAATGTTAATAGCATCAGGGGTATCATTATACCACCCAAGTATATCATGTAAGATAAATTGTGCAGATGCTCCTGTTGCTCTACCTTTAGTAAGTGCCTTAAGTGTTTTGAAATTTGGTAAGTCATCACGAACAAACTTTTCAAATGCAACCTTCTTACCATTGGTAAGAGCATCAATAAACTCTGATACTAAGCAAAATGCTCTAAGTGCATCACCTTTAACAGTAGTCTCATTAGGATATAAGTCATTCAATAACTCAAATCCATCACCAATCTTACTTACTTGAGTAGGATAATCACCAGTGCATAACAGATAGAAATGTGTAAACACTTCTAACTCTTTAGCATCATCTTTTACAGATCCAAGATTATCAATAGTAAGATTAAATGTCTCTAACATATCAAGAATGTGTAGAGATTTGGCATCCTTACTGTATATACCAGCACGAACTTCATCCAACTTAGTAGGTTTCTTACCTAAAGTATTCAACTCATGGAATAATCTTGCTTCAAATTCTATGCACTGTTCAAGTGTAGCATCTTCAGCATGAGTATAAACAGAGCATGGAACTGTGCCAGTGTAGTTACTCTTAATCACTCTTAAGCAACGGTGTTGCCCATCAATAACAAAATCCCCCTTGTCTTCATCATCAAGGTGATCTGGTCTCCTTGCTATGACAGGTGGGATTAACTTTGTTAGATCTAATGCTCCACCCTTACGAATATATCCAGGTGAAACGTGTCTTTGATACTTTGCGTCTAACTTACAAAGTCTTACATCTAATTCTTCTATTGGTAAAAACTTACCACTATACTCCTTTGGAATCTTAAGGTTATAATTGTTTAGAACATCCCTAAGAAAGTTGGACTTATTTGACATTTAAATAAACGAGTTAATATCTCGTGTGATACAATGAAGAAGTTAATATCCTCTTCAGCACTATTTATAATCGCATAAAAAAGAGGGTTTGTCAACCCTCTTAACAGTTATACATATTGCTCGTTGAGATGCAATACGTCTACTATTTCACTTATAGTACTCATACACTCTTCATACTCATCATGAGTAAGACTCTTCGTCTTATAGTATTTCCTTTGTACATCAGAGACATACTTGAAAATACATTGTCTAAGCACCTCTTTTTGCATTTTACTTAAAATTGCAGTTTTTAAAAATGTCATACCTATCTCCTTAAGGTAGTAAGGTAATCTAACACTTGTTGTCTCACATCCATTAGTTCATTAAAGCACTTTTGGTTATGGGCACAACCTCGAAGGTGAGTGTCTGGTTTATGGACTGACTCTATGTAGAGATCAAGTCCACGATTCCATTTATCGTTAGGACTTTCATCCTCATGGATACTGTTTTGATCTTTCATTACTCCTGTGTAGTATATTCAAGATCATAGTCTATAGATCCATCGTCATATTCTAGATCTTCATCTAGAATTTCTAGCATTTCATCTTCATTCATAATCTTTAACATCGTAAGGTTTGTTTTTAGTTAATTTCTTTGAATTATGTGAATCTTTGTATTCCCATGAGGTGCTTTTATTTGAAGATCCTCGTTGACGCTTATCTCTAAGTGATTTGCCTGGTGAGGAATAACCTCTCTCAGCACCACCTCTTCTAAATGTCTTTCCCATTGTTTAGTTGGAATTAATGCGTGACGACGTAATGTATATATGCTATTTGTTGTTTATCCTATTTGCCCGAATAAATGAGACTTTATCCTTTAGCAATTGGTCATAGTCATAAGGATCAGAATCCTCATAATCACTAGGCATTTTAACCTCCAATTCATCAAATACAAAACCAACGCCTTGTAAGAAATCCGAGGTCTTATCAACCACATCCACTAGATAATTGCTATCAAATTGTTTCTCTGATCGAGTACCATCAGAGTCAATACACGTTAAAGTAAATTTCATGGTTAATATAACTACTCTGTAATTGTATCATGGATTTTAAAATATGCAACCCACATGTGACAGTATCCTCATTGTCATGTTTCAGGATCATAAGCATAATGTGATCTAATGCCATCCTTTAAAACATAATGGAAGAAAGCATTATGATAATATGATCCATCAGGTGACTCAGGAAATGGTGGTCTCCAATGTATTCTCTCAGTTCCTTTATATACAATACAATCACCAACATCTTGATATATTAAATGATCATTTCCATCACCATCTTCAATACCAAATGCCCATGGTTCTTTTATATTAGATGATATATGTATTGAACATGATATTTCACAAGCATCTCTATCACAATGAGGAGTTAAGAAAGATCCATTATAATAATACCTATCAAACCAATAACTATTATATAATTGTTTACCTATTTCTTTTTGGATACATTGTTTAACTTTTAAATATGCTCTTGCAAATATAGGAACATTACGTCTTGAATGTCTTTCATATCCTGTTGTTTCTAATTCACATTCTTCTGCTACTACTACGTTACCATTTGAATGATCATAATAACCATATTTTTCTGATATCTCTTTATTGAAAGGACTTACATCTATAATATTCTTTATAACAAAGAAACCATCTCTATCATATACAACGTGATTAGTACGTGAGGTATTTCTTCTATTTTCAATTTCTTGTCTTAGATTATTATCAATCTGCATAATCATCTCCAACGAGGACCAGATACCCAACCAACTAATGCTTCTCTCTGCCCTTTAGTTATTTTAGTAACTCTGTGTCTATACCTAGAATCAAATATGAATAAAGTACCTTTTGTTCTTGGTGCAATGATCTTTTTAAAACTATCATCTGATTGTATTTCAAAATTGCCTCCTTCATAATCATATGGATCACTCAGTTGAAAGGAGAATGATAACTTCCTTGACTTTTCACAATTTTCTGACATAAAATCATTACCAATATTACCAGTAGTTTGACTATACATCTCCAAAGCAGTATCAGTATGCCACCTATAATGACCATCTAATCCATAATGAGTATATTGAATAGCATCACTTTCAATTTCTTCTATATCATATTTAAAATTTTCTCTATTTGCTTTTAGAACATACGAATATATAAAACCACCTATCCATGTAGTTGATGGAATCCAAGATACTTCTGATTTTCTTATATTATTTGGTGCTACTTTATCAACCATACCTACCTTTGATTGTTCCAAAGGATTCATATGATACTTACAATCAGAAATTACCTGATCAATTATGATATCAGGTAAACCAGTATAATACCATACTATAGTATTTGCCATCAAACAACATCAATTATATTGTATTATATATTATTTCTACTTGATTGTCAATTATATTGGTTGCATCCACTCAATTCGTGCATAAGAACTATTATTACCTGGACCAGAAGAAGTATTTTGTAGACTGAGATTACTTCCATGATATCCAGGTGCATTACCGTTTGGGAGACCTCCAATATAATTGGATCCTCCTCCACCGCCACCAGCACATCCTGTGCCTCTGCCGCCTTCCCAACCGCCACCGCCGCCACCGCCGCCGTAGTAACCATACCCACCAGGTGATCTTCCTCGGAATTCTGCAAACCAAAATGTTCCTCCTGATCCGTAACTTAAGAAACCACCATTATATGCGTTTCCACCAGGTCCACTATAAAATTGTCCATGTTGTCCACCTTGTCCAGACTGGTATCCCCAAGTTGTGCCACCACAAGCACCACCTCCACCACCCCAACCTTGTTGGTTTCCACATGATCCTCCACCACCACCTCTAGCACCTTGAGGGTATCCAGCAGATCCACCACCTTGACATCCATTAGGTGCTCTAAGACCTGCCATCATAAACATTCTTGGAGAATAACTAGGTATACTATTTGGAACAGATCCAGTTACCATTGTTGAAGCAGTCCAACCATTATTTCCTTGTCCTTGTCGCTGATAAGTAAACGTATCACCAACTCTAATTACAAACTCACCAACACTATAACCACCATCAGACTCAATTCTTAATCGTAATAATGCTTCAGCACCAGCACCACCTGTTACTTGAATATTACTAGTCCAACTATAAGTATCCCAGTTTGACACACTAAAATCATGTACAGTGCCATTCCAGTTAAGTTGTATATCAGGAGTAAGGTTTCTGGTGGGTCCACCAAAACCTCTCATCCTTGCAGCACCACCGTGAGATAATTGAGAGAAAAATGACATAATCTTTAATTCATGTTAGATTGATTTGCTAATACTAACCAGTCGTAATTTCCTGTGCCAGTAGAAATGATTGTAAATTGGTAAACATCGTAACCACCATCACCTCCCCTTTCATCAGGTGCTTCACCATCTGCCCATTCAACAGTTTGACCATAACCATCGATATTACACCATGCAGTATAACCAGATCCAGTATTAGTAGGTGAGATCAAAGTTTGTACAATAGCATCACGATTATTCATCTTTGCACGTAAGGTGCTACTTTCAAACACAAAATTAGGTGTCCAGTTTCCATTATTAGTAGATGTATACCGATGAATAGATCCTCTATTACAATAGACGGTAGTGCTACTATTAGTTGAACTACTGACCACATCCACTTTTTCTATCATTGGATGTGCTGCCAGATACATCCCATCTGTTCCAGTAACATGGAGATCCATCTCAGGTGATGCTGTATTGATACCTATACGATTGTTAGCGGTATCAATATATAAAGTATCAGTATCGAAGGAATAGTTACCTCCTGTTAAAAATTCTAAAGCGGGACCAGTTCCTGCTCGGTTTTTTATTTGATCTACGTTTAACTGTGACATGGATACTTACCTACTATGAATCTATTTATCAGTTTTGATGTCCGAAGGATCCCAATACTATCCAAGAAGCAGATCCAGTTTTCTCAATATAAAAAGTATATGAATCATAACCAGAAGTACCACCTGGACCTGCGGTATCAGGAGTACCATCAATTGGATTATCTTCACCTGCCCATTGAATAGATCCTGTTGCGTTAACACCATCAATAGAAAATCCATTAGATGCCAGCGTACCTGAAGAACTATTAACTGGGAATATAATCTGTATCATGATAGCATCACCAGTCTCCAATCTGTCATTCAATGACATATCTGATCCACCACTAGTACCAGGAGCATTACTTATATTAAAAGTGTAATTTCCTGCAGGAGTACCAGTAAAATACTGAGTGCTACCATATTCAAGATAATAATTATTTGTATCAGAAACAGAACCATTAGTTCTATAAGATAACTCTTTCATGAAACTACCAGAGTTATAATTTCCAGAGTCAACCAATCCTTCATGTTTAAATCCTGTTCCTGCTACCTTAAATGACGCTCTACTTTGAGCAGTCATAGGAGCACTACTATTTCCCAACAAAACTTTACCAGCAACTCCAACTCCAGTTGAAGATTGAATATCAGCGTTAACTGCTGGAGTACCTGCTCCTATTGGATTTAAATAAAAGTTAGTACCAGCATTAGTAATCTCCAATCCAATTATGGATGCCACCTTACTATGCTGAAACTTATCTACGTTTACTTGTGATGCCATGTTAAATTCTTAGAAGATTGACCAGGTTACACCTTGACCAACAGTAACACTGAAACCATCAGCAACAGTGATTATTGGACCTTTAGAGAAGGAGTTTTGAAATGTTGGATCTGATGAAACATCAGGTATTACTAGATTTTCATCTATTAGTGCAGGGTTACCACGAATATAACTATATTGACCTAATCCACCTCCACCACCTGCAACCTCTGTCCAACCAGGATTGCCATCACCATCTTCATCAGCAACATAGACTTCGCATTTATCCTCTTCAGTATTGAAACGCATAGTTCCAACACTAATACCAGTAGGTCTAGTAGCAGTATCACCAGAAGGCAATCTAAACACACTATCAGTATTCAAAAATGATAATTTAGTAATAACTGCTTGTGTAGTGGATGCTATCTGATTGTCACTAATTTTTGTGATTGCCATTTATTTAGTTACACCTATACTTTATTTATAATTATATTGGTAATTCAAGAATATGAATGGTGTCAGTTGCTAATGGTGCATCACCAGCAGTGAATACAACATTAGATCCATTTGCATCTACTGTATAATTAGTACCTGCAATTTGTGCTACACCATTTAAAAACACAAGGACTGAATTCTCAGTATGTTTAATATTGTTAGTGTATGTAGAGATTGCAAATGTTAGTGTTGATGCGTCACCAGTATATGTTTTAGTCACATACTTATCAGATCCAACACCACCTCTACCAGTAACAAGCAAGTTACCATCAACTTTAGTATCACCTGAAATAGCAAGTCTAAAGTTTGCTATGGCATCTTGTCCAATACCAAGATTAACCTGACCATTAAATGTTTGAATATCAAACACACCAGTATCAGTTAGACCAAACTCAACCCAACTGCCCTGATAATATATCCATCCAAGCATTTTACCTGGAGTCCAGTTAATATTATAAACTAAGTCACCATCAGCAGGAGTATCATATCCTGTAACATTAGTAAAGTCTGGTTGATCACTTGCATCAGATGGTGCTAGTAATGTTTGTTTAATAACAGTACCATCTTGGTTATAATAAGAGATTCTCCTTGCTTGAATTTGCTCAGTAAATGTAGTTAATGCTTGGAATGTAACAGGACCAGCGAATATAGATTCTAACTGGTTAGATGCTCCACCAATTACAGTTAACTTATCGGTTAATACTAACTCAGAGAATGTTTCAATAGTTGTATCTTCTTCACCAATAACATTCAACTGTGCAATATCTTCATTAGTGATCTGACCTGTAACTGGGTTAATAATCTGGTTACCAATGAATAGGTCACCATTAGAGTTAAGACCAGAATAGAAAGCAACACCTGCTTCTTCTTTAATAGACTGAGAGAACTTAACCTGATTGCTTGATAATGTCTCAACCTGTGTTTGAGGGAAGGCAGTTGAATAGTTACCTGGACCAAAACCGAGATACTCAAACGTATGGTTACCAGATCTTAGAATTGAATGTCGTCTAAACTCAACAGGAATAGGAGCAACAGCACCTTGGTTATCCTCACGGATATTAATCTTCCGTTCTTCCTCATCACCAATACGATCAGTGATCCTAACATTAGATAGTCTCTGGTTTACAGAGTCATAGTTTGGTGTTGTTCCTGGTTGTGTCCAACCAGAATCTGCTAATAAGAATAGTGTTGACTCCTTAGTAATAGATCTTTGTGGATCTTTTGCAGCAGGTGTAGCACCATCAGTTGAATATACTAAACCGATAGTTTGGTTGTCAGCGACGGATATAGAAGGATCAGGGTCACCAAGAGGGTTGTCTCTGTCAAACGTAGGATAGACTTCGTTGACGTTTTGACTGAACTTCCTGTCGTTAAAATTAGAAGTTGAAGGTGAAATAGATGCACAAAGGAAGGTAATGTAATAGATTCCATCGTTAACGCCTCTCTCAAATTCTTGTATAATTTCGATATCATATATGTAATAACACTTATCCAATTTATAAGAAGTTGAATCACTATTCAATGGTTGCATTACATAACCAGAGATAGGATCTCTTGGAAGTGGATTAGTCTTATCCTTATCGATTACATATCTTACACGATATGTCCTATCTTGTAAATCCCTCTTGTCAGGTATTCTCTTAAAGAATGTAGTAGGAGTAAAGTTTGCGTTTTGATATAATGTTGTATTAGTTGTTATTGTTGTATAGATGTCATTATTATTAGAATCAACTGTTAAATACCAACCACCAACAGACTCAGCAGTATTATCTCCATCTAAGTCATATAATGTAGCATCATATTGTAATGGTGATCCAGCAACACCAGCAGAAAGACCAGAAACTGAAGGTCCATAAGGTGCAATGTTAGCAGTGTGTACACTTGCCTCAGTAGCACCATTAGCAGTCAACAATACATTCAACTTATCTGGTACTGCAGCATTTCCTTCACCATCTTGTCTAGCACCGATTGTGAAACCCTGTACTCTAGTAGATGGTGGTGCATTTGAAACTGTATAACCATATAGATACAATCTTGTTCCTGGAACTTGACCTAATCCTGCTAATGCTTGGTTGACCTGAATTGTTCTTTGAATATCTATGTTTGTCCAGTTAACAGATACTTCCTCACCAAATATAATATTACCTGTAACTGTACCAGTATTATTAGCACTTAAAGTAACCGCCCTTGTGCTAGTGTTAAAACTAACAACTGTTGTAGATCCAGGAATATTGGAATTATGTGCTGTCATTCCTTCTTGAAGACCTTCCACAGATCCATCATTTGCTAGTGTAACTGTATTAGAACCCTGAGTACCAGTTGCAGTAGTTGAAATAACTCCTAATGCTTTAGGTGGAATGATATGAGTTATAGCACCTGCTTTATCTTTAGAGAATGATTTTGCTTTAAATCCAGCAGATCTAAGTGCAGTGTTACCAAAGTTAGAGTTACTATTAGTAATTGACATGTCACCACCTCTTTCAGCAGTGAAGTGACCAAAGTATCCAACAGCGAACACCGAGACCGCCTGTATAAATGCATCATCTGTTGCAAGTATATGTCTGTGACCCCATCCTTTTCTATATTCAGCGTAACCATCTAGGTGAGCACCATCACCAGCAGTTGCTACATCATAATTACCAGTTGATTCATTATATCTTACAAATGCTCTGTCATCCTTTTGTAGTGATAGACCTGTAAACTGTGCCACAACCATTGATTTGAAACCAGTTGCTTTAGCACCGTTAGCGTGCATACCATTCATACCCCACACACTTCTCAGTGATAGGTTAAAGGCATAAGGTGATGCTGAGTCAACAGTGTCAATCTCAGTCTTAACAGCAATGTTTGAACCTATAGCATTACCTGTTGGTTCTTCTGTCATCTGATAGGTAAATACATTACCACTAGCAGATGTTACAGTAAAGGATCCATTGTAAAGACCACCATCTGCTTCAGACTGTGGACCTGTTGATCCAGTAACACCACTAATATTAATGTTAACACCAACAGAGAATCCATGATTTCTTGGGTTATCAAATTCATCAACAGTAACAGCAGTTGCAGTGTTACCATTACGAGTTATCTGTAGTACCCTATATTCATCAGAAATCGGACCAACAATTCTGTTTTCCTCAACCCTTTCCTGAATTTGGTCAGTTGCTGGATCACCAGATGTATCAGGAATTGTTGCAAATGCTTTAGATATCTTCTGATAATATATCTCTAGGTCAGTCCTTTCTAATATGTTAGGAACAGCAGAGTAATCTGCATTAGGAACAGATCCATCTGAAATAAGAGTTGATAATGGATTTAAACCATCAGCAAACTCAAAACAAGTTAACTTATGGTGTGAGAATTTTGGTGATATAGTTTCTATACTGTCAGGTTTGAAATATACGCCTTCTTCTGCTCCATCAAAGAATGAGAATTGCCAGAAATAAGTACCACCAGTTACTTTAAAGATTGCTGTACTGTGTGGTGCTTGCTCCTCTGTATTAATACCTTTTGCTGCATATACTGTAGGATATGGAATATACTTAGGTCTGACTTTAGTACGTCTAAGGTCTGTACCAACTAATGAACAACCTCTGGGAACTATACATCCACCTTCTACTGAATTATATCTATAAAGAACATTGTTGGGTGATGTAATATCTAAGTTTGAGTTCTCGTCAATAGGTGCTACGTTAGTATATAAAACATCTCCAGGTCTATTATCAATCAGATACTCAGCAGGATAGAGCATGATACTAAAAGCATCAAACTCGTCATTACTTAATCCAACTCTATATGAAAATCTTGCTACTTCTAAAAACGCCCTTTGTATCGTCTTAAACGGACGCAATGCCGAGTTACCTCTGTTATCAATAGCATCAGATGCATCGAAATCATCAGGGTTAACGTAAATAATACGTCCAGTTCTGGACGTAATAATATTCTTGAGTCTAGTTAGTGACATTACCTACGACGCTCTATGTGAGTATTTATATGCTATAACCAATGGTAAACTCATCGGAAGTCTCTGAGAAACCATTTAAAATAAACGTATTGTGTTGTGTTGCACTATTAACAACAATACTTTCACCTGGTCCCAAAATAATAGCAGTTTGTTTTTCAGTTGCATTGGCAGCAAGATCTTTTGTATTTACATAATATTGATCATCACCAATACCAGTAGCATCAACAGTAACACTACTTACAGTTGCAGTTGTTTGTGATGCAATAGCATTAGGAGCATCAGAGAATGTATCTGTTCCTGAGAAACCAGCAGATCCCTCACCAAGAATAACATCAAGATTTTGTCCTGTAGCATCCCAATCTCTTACATATCCATAAGATCCAACTGTCTTAGACTGTAAAGTAAATGCACTACCATTAAAACTAAATGCAGTGTTATTTGCCCATAAACCTTCAACATTATACACATTAATTTGTGTATATGTATATGCTAAGGATACAGTAAGCATTCTATCAGATCCACCATAATTTGCATTAGCAGCAGTACCAGTGCCGCCATCATAGACATATAAATTATCTGCTGCTCCTTGTGGAGTAAATCCATACTGAACATATGCTCCACCCGATCCAGCAGTACCACTAGTAGTTTTATTAAGAGTAAATTCACTACCATTATCTACATCACCTGCTCCACCATCAATAATGCCATCTGGACCCCACTCACCATTAACAGTAACAGAAAGTTTAAAGTCTCTACCACTCATTGATGAATCAGCAACATCAAATTTATATGTCCTATCATTAAAGAATGAAATTGTGCTCTGGACATAAGTGCTATAAACTCCACCAGCAGTTGTAGTTGAGAATACAAATTCATTTTGTGCTGCAGAAATACCACCAGCAGCAATAGTACCACTACCACCAGAAGTAAACTGATTTATATCACCATCTGCAAAAGTTGTACCATTACCATTAACTGTTTCAGGTCCAACGTGGACTATCATATTCTCTCCACTTTGATAAACCTCATACACAAGACAAGTTGTAGTATCACCACCAGCACCTTTAGTTATTGTATCACCAACACTCATAGCACCAGTAGTATTACCTATTGTAAATGTCCTTATGGATATAGATTTAACAAAAACCGTTGTTAAAGCAGGAATAACATAACGATTGAATTTAGCTTTATTAGCACCAAGTGGATCTAGTATGTCAACACCAGCAGTTGCTCCTGTAGGTATCGGAGTCGTTGATGTAAATGTATAATTTGATATTACATATCCTTTATTAAAGGTATAAGTACCTGCATCTAAATTCAATCGCTGGTCATAACCTTTAAGACCGATAGAATATGCTGCTCCAGTACCAGAGTTTGCTACATTAAGCACCGCACTAATACTGGAAGTTGGATCTGCTCTGAAAAGTAATGCTGAACCATTTGGTTTTGCCTTACCTAATATGCCTGATTTGACTGTCATGGTGATTAATTAGAAACCTGCGTAGAAAAATTGTTGGAGTCTTGTACGACCTACTAAAGTTGCTGCTCCAATACCAGCACCGAATTGTACATCTTCCAGAGATGTGTTTTCAGTAGATAGTAGTGTTGCGTCAGCATCTGGGAATTTGATTGTCCTAGTACCAGTAATATTACTAGTATCTAGTGTTACTTTAGTAGAATTACCAGCAGCAGTTTTAAGTTCTGGTGTAATCAAAACCTTATTTAAAAGGTCTTGTGATGCCAATTCTGTAACAAGGACGTTTGTTATCGTTGTATTATTTAGCGTATCATTCTGTGGGAATCCAAACGGTGTTGAAGATGCTGGATTCATATTATCCAGATCAATCGTTACCTTCTTGGACTGATCATTATCATCAGCAAATATTGGATTGATATAAGTTTTATTCTCAAAGCTTTGAGTTGCAACTATTCCTGCAAGAGTTATGTCTAAATCAGGAACAGTAATAGATCTGTTAGTAGTTAAATTAGATGTATTTAAAGAAACAAATGATGTTGTGTCTTCTGCGTTAGATGTAAATTTAACATCAACAAACTTCTTAGATAATACAGTCTGCTCAGTTTTAGTATCCAATAATGTAGAACTAGTCGCTGTTGGTTCAAGTGTTGTTGTAACTGGTCCAGCATCAGGTAAAAAGTATGCTCTCCTAGTACCTGTAGTAGTGCTCCAATTTATTTGGAATTCTGCTTCCTCCTCTCCACTGTTTATAACAAAGTTATCTTCATCAACGAAAATAGTTTTATTCCTTAGTGTCTGTGTAGTGTCATCTCCTACAACTGTAGTACCTTGCCCAATACTAATTTGAGGTAAAGTAAATATCCTTGTAGTAGAACCTGCACCAATATTACCAATTTCAAATCTTGCCTTCGGACCTTGTGCATCTTCCAATATAAAAGATCCATCATTAATTGTAAATTGTCCAGTAACCCTTACAGTTCCTGTCCCTTTAGGTGCTAAAACAATATTAGCATTATCAGTTACTTCATCAACAGCAGTCAAATATAATGAAGATTGCTCACTAGCATCTTGAATACGAGTCATATAGACTCCTCCATCACCAAAACCTATGCCAAGTTGGTCATATGCATTTTGATAGAACCCAGTGTCCCTGTCCAAGTCAAAGGCTAGACCAGGAGAATCTTTTGTGCCCTGTGCTACACCACGAAATAATTGATTAATTTTTACCTTACGGTTAGGTATCAATGGATCAGAAACAACTACAGGTAAAATACCTTCACCTGATATATTGGAGTCTGAGATTGTATCTAACTGAGATATTTTTCTGGTACCCACGAATTATCACACTATGCTACAAGGTTATTTATACTAATACAGGTTGTATAATTTATATTCATGTTTATATCTTTGCAGATACGATTCAACATGCTCGATACGCTGAAACCAGCACTTCTTATTATCAGTGATATCTTCCATAAAAAAGGGGAATGTGTCTCCATGTGGGAATAATGCTTTCTTACGAGTCTTCGTTACTCGCACCTCGTCTTTCTTCTTCCTCCTTCTCTTGGATGTATTCTTTGAGAGCGTTGGAGAAGTCTTCTTGCGACCAGTCGTTGAAGATGCTTTCGTAGGGGTCTTCTTTGTCCCACTCGATTGTGAAACTCCCGTCTTCGTTTGCCTTGACATCAGCCATTACGATCCTTTATTTTTTTATGACCATATTCTAGCACAATTTTCTCATATGCAACACCCTTACTATCATAACAATCATGAAAACTTAATGTTCCGTCTAAATCCTTAGACATATCAATAAGCATTTGTTTGTAATCTTCTGGTATTTTACTCATAATGTTTGCCAACGTTGTGTAAATTAAAACTCATAGTAACTCTTTTAACATCACTACTGAAAGGATAAACTCCATGTAGTAAACTTGATGGAAATAACATAATCTGTTTAGACTTTGGACTAACTAACCAATTCCTATCGTTACACCAAAAATCAACTAATCCACTATTAGAATTTGGTAAACCATTTTCTCTATTATACAATCTTTCTTCTTCAATCTGTTTAGGTATATCAATAAAAATAATTGCACTCAAGTCTCCACTATGACGATGTATTGGATTATATTCATTTGGGTTCATAAAATTAACCCAAGGTCCAAGATCACCAAAATCATAAGTTACATAGTTTAATTTTCGTTGTTTATATTGAAGTGTTTGCATCCACTCTGAATCATTTAGTTTTATAAAACTATATGATCTATGGTATTCTTGAAAATATTCTTGTACATATGGATTAAGATAATCATAGAATAAATCTATATCATATACAGCACCCTTTTGATTTTGTATATTACCAGCTAATTTTGCATTGTAACTGTTACCATTATAAGTCTCATCAAGACCATCCATAAGAAACTCATGGAATCCATCTGATATGGTGTCCCTACAAACTAAGGGACTAAACGGATACAGATTTTCCTGCATTAGTTAATGTATTCCATAATATTTTACCTAATGATTTGGTAGCACTACCTTGCAATTCATCAAACATATACATGTTTAACCTAAATGCATAATTTGCTTCAACTATTATAGCATTTCTTTGTTCCTCGTCAAGTTCTAAACCATCCAACACTGCTCTATAATTCTGTTTAAATACTTTAGCATCATCTATGTAAGGAAAATTGTAGAAATGTAATCCTTCTCCTTTTGGTGGAGTTAATGCTTTCTCTGCAATACCTTTAAGTATTTTACCACCAGACAAATCACCAATATACCTAGTATAATGATGTGCTATAAGAAGATATGGATCTTTTTCTGCTACTTCATTAAGTCTATAACAATATGTATTACATGCTTCTGAAGGAATCATCATCTCCCTAAACATAGGACCATAATAATACCTAAGATCTCTTTGTAGAAAAGCTGTACGGAATAGTTTTACATTCCACTGTTGAAGTACTCTGACTAAAGGATCCTTAGATTCTTGGATCCTCATCTCCATTGTGTCATAGACATAATAGAAATCAGTAATCAATTTACGATACTCTTCAGGATTTAATACACCCTTAAGAAATTGAGATACAAATTTAGTATTCTCTGCTGCGTTATGAGACTTACTAGTACCTTCCTTCAATTCAAGACTAAACATCGGTTTCTTTTTTCTCCTTTTTGAGTTGTTTTTTCATCATCTTGGCATAATATACATCCTTCTTACTATACCAATCTGGATGTTTCTTTGCAAGTTTAATTATTTTCTTTGCTGCTTTAAGATCCTTCATTCAAATTAACTTTATCTCTACCTCTGAAGTAGGTATTTATAACTTCAACTTGATCTTGGTACTTAGCAATCATGTTTAACTCCTCTTCTATTGCTCCTACTATATCAGAGTGTTCTCCAATACCAGTAGGATTATTTAAGTAAACTTCAACATTTGCAACATGTTTTTGAATGTCACCTTTAGCATGTGCTAAAAGTGCTTTAATTAAAGTATCTCTCATTTTTACCATTTGTTTACAGGACATTTCATTTGGGGTACTCTCGCTTTAATTGCTAAAATACACCCACACTTATTACATATACCCCAAGGGTTGTAATGTTCACATTTATGACAGATTGCAAGTCTTTCTTGAGCTAATTGTGATGGTGGTCTTTCCAAAAAATCCTTTATCTCCTCGAATACGTCCATATTATGTAGCACCTCTTATCTTATATAAATTAAATGCAACTGATATTCTATCTTCATTAGATTTACTAGGTTCTACATCATGTTCCAACCAAGAAGGAAAATATATTATCATTCCTTCCTCTACATTAATATAATTATATTCATGTCCATCATTAAAATAACGATTGTCTGTCATTGAATGCTGTAATACACCTCTAGGATCCCACAATCTAATCCTACCACAATTTTTTGGTGCTTTAATATAATATACACCACATAAAAATATACGACTATCAAGATGTGTATGTCTACTATTATAATTTCCTTTCTTATTAATATTAATCCAGTTATGAATAGAGAAGTCCTCTGATTTAAAAGGTTTATCTTCTCTCATTGGTACATGTTCTATAACTTCTCTAGCAAATTCCGTATCTTCTAATTCAACAGGGGATTGCCACCCACCAACATTAGATACATTAGCAGACTCATGCTCAGATTGTAGTTTATATACTTGCTTCGTTAATTTTTCATTATCTAGATTGAGATGATCAATCCAGACAGGAGTTGAAAAAAGAGATTCAATATACATTAAATAGACTCTAAATATTCTTTATGATTTATAGATGACATGTATATCTGATGCTTAAGATGTTGCAACGCATCATGTGTGTCTTTAGCCATTTCCATTACACCTCTATTTTCTAAAATCTTAGAATAACTTTCTTTATTACACTTACCATGACCATTTGTAACCTTAAAGAAATTATCATGATTAAAAATATCAAAAGGCATAGAATCTACATTTAAAAAATCTTCTGATATTTTATCAGACATAGTTTTAATTTTATCTGGTCTCTCATGCGTCATATACCTCCAAAAATCTGAATCTGTCCTACCAGAATCATAACAATATCTCAAGAACAAATAGACTCTATCATAAAAATTTCTCATCTCTTGATTGTAATTATCAATATCAAATTGAAATATTTTAAAATTAAATCTATTAGTAAAATTTTGCATCTGATAAATTGCATGATGTACATTGGTAGCCTCTAATGGTTCTGTAAATCCACTTGATAAACCAACGCACATACAATTTCCTATCCATTGGTCATGCCAATATCCACTTTCAAATGGTATTATCTTATCAGTACTTAAATTTGTATCATAATTTTCTTGTAAGAATATATCAAATTTATCTAATGCTTCTTGATCACTTGTAAACTCCGTTGAAAATAGATAACCTGCTCCTATTCTATTTCTCAATGGAACTTGCAATATCCATCCATTATCTGTAGCTTCTGATGTAGTAGTAACTGGTATTGTTTTATGTTCACGAAAAATTGGATTTGGAATACACCTATTTAAAGGCAACCAATCACTTGTATCTAACCACTTATTATTATCTAACTTTTTAAAGAGTAATTTACTAAAACCTGTGGCATCAATAAAGAAATCACCATCATATTCACCCCTATTGCCAATTACTTGTTGTATATGCCCATTTTTATCCTTAGTAATATCTACAATTATATCATCAATGATGGTGAGTCTATCTTTATACTTGTCAAGTATATACTTACTAGTTAATACTCCATCTATATGTAAGGTATATGAACCTGAATTCAGGATATTTAATGGTACTCTATTATCATCCAATAACTTATTACTATAAGTATCATCATTATCATAACAATCATTTGCTACTCCATACGCTCCTTCAAATCCATAAGTATTCCATCTCTCATCAAGACAAGCAAAAGGATGATAGAAATGACTACCATCCCCAGTCCAATTTTTAAACTTCAACCCTAATTTTACTGTTGCATTACAATTTTTGATTAATTCTTCTGGAGTTATCCCAACACGTTCTAAATACGTTATCATCATCGGTGTTAGACTCTCACCTATGCCTATATTCGGCTTAGCATGATTATATACAACTGATACTTCGACTGAATCCCCCCAATACGCTTTTAACCAAGTTGAAACTATTGCTCCTGCTGTTCCTCCACCGACTACTACGAATTTATAAGGGGCACTCTTTCTACTTAGAGATCTTTTGTACTCCCCCATCATTTAATAATACCCAATTTGCGTTTAAGTGATTGAAGTCTCGCTTTAGAGTTCTTCATTGCAACAGGACTTTTAGGTGACTTAGTGTTGCGTCCTCGTTTTCTCGGTGTTTCGTGACTTTTGAGGTGCATCGTCTTGCCCTGTGTGTGTATTATATAGTAATTATTCCTCCTTGTCAACTAGTAATTCTTTTCGGAATTCCTCTACCTGACTCATGACTTCTTCATCTATAGGTGGACCAGACTGAATCATAGGACTCAATAGAGAAACAGATCCATCTTCTTGAACAATTCTCCACACAGTACGGTTTCTAGTACACATAGACAACATAAAAGATAAATTCTTCTCTGCCTCTTTTTGTGTAACTTCTTGAATGTCAACCATTATTCAACTGATGCAATTTGATAAGTGCGTTGCTCTGGATCAGTAACTGCTTCGATAGTTTGCACTGTTTCAGCAAATCCTTCAGATCCTTCTCGATCCCATTTCCAAGCTACAGTTTTTAAATCACCCTCAGATGATTCAAGGGTAACTTCCCTTGTAGAAATATTGATGTAAACGTGTTCCAAGTAAGACATCCTCAACTACCTCCGTAGTGTAACATAAGATGTGGGTGCTGTCAACTAGTTTAGGAAAATAGTTCCTGCAGTGACTTTGCATGTAGCACCAGCAGTCAAAGTCATTACACCTGCTGCACAAGTTAATGAAATCGCACCCGATGCACAGTTTATTGTAGCAGCACCAGCAGCAACATTGACCGCCCAAGCACCAGCAGCAACATTCATTGAAATACCTGCTGCAGCAGCATTGAAGACCATTGGTCCTGGTGTGGACGCTGTAAATGGTGGTAAACCACCTGTCAGTGCTGGTGTTTGAAGGAATGTTATAGGTCCAGCAACAGTACAAGTATAACCACCCAACCCTATAGGATTAGTAATATTAATTGCCTGTGTTAATGTTTTGGTATTCATTGTAATTGCATTACCAGCATTCATTACTATCTCACCACCAGAGAAAGTCATAGTTTGCCCTAAGTTTTCATATGAACTACAAGCAACCTTCATATCTCTTGATCCAAACTCTGTAGCAATGGCATTCAATTTAAAGTCAGCACCATTAACCGCAACATCTAAATCGGATCCGAATGCTATTGTATGCTTTTGAATCTTATCACTATTATCCGCATTACTTCCGTTATTATCTACTTGCTTAGGTGCTCCTTGTGCATTCATAAAGAATCCACCACCAACTTCAAGATGGCAGTCACCAGTAACCTTTAAACGATAGTCACCATCTATAGTCCTACAATAATCTCCATCAATAGTTTTACAATCATCGCCATGCACTTCTTGAGTATGATTACTTGGATATGAAGTGTGGTCAGCAACAAAGTTTGCTTCTTGGTCTGATGATGAAGATGAATTTGCCGTTATATAAGCATCCACTTTCTGTTGTATTTCTACATCACTAAGATCAGGATTTTGCATCCGAATCTCTTTCAATGCTTTAAATCGTGCTGTATCAGAATTATTTTGTTTAATTGATGTAGTTGTTTTACCAGATGCATCTTTAACAATAGTTGCTTGTCTTCCTGGTGTACCCATTTGAAGGTTGTAAGCACCATTAACAAAGTTCTTAGCAGTTGTTAAATATGGATCTGCTTCTTCAAAGAATGAGTCTAAAAATCCACCACCAGAAGATTTATTATTAGTCCTACTTCCATCACCACAAGCACCATACCCACTACCTATTGGTAATTCTGCTAATGCCTCTGGAGTACAAGATGTCGTGCCAAAGAAAGGATACCAACCAACATCATTTTTACCACCATGTGCTTCACGATTACAACCAAAATCAAATAAACTAAGGAATAGTGTTAATATTCCAACCAATCCATCAATACCATTAGCTACAACATCCATCCCTTTAGTAAAGATGGCACTACCCTTTTCCCACATCTCAATAATTTCTTTTGCCCTGCCACCCAAATCAGCAATTGATTTTACTTGCTGAATAATACCCAAGACCTGACCAAGGATATTTTGCACTGAACAAATAATTGAATCGATGACATTTTGGACACCTTGAAGAGCTGCTTCTGCCTTAGAAATTAATCCTTCAACAATACCATCAATAATACCAGTCAAAGCACCGATAGGATCGTTAATAAAACCCATAATTTTATTATCAATACTACAAATAACACTTAATATCGCACTAAGGGCACTTTTAATAGCAGCAAAAGTTACACCTGGTATACCAAGGAATGATGTTGTAGTTACTGCTACTTGTGTAAGTTTTTGCACAAGTATATCAAGTTCTTGTCTAAGAGCTGAAACAACCTGAGCAAACACAGCACTCATAAAGTTTTTAATCTTTCCTAATAGTTTATCTAATGTTACAACTTTATTCTCAATAACATCAATAAAACTACCATCATCAGCTTTGACTAAGTTACCAGCAGATGCTGCAAGATCCTCTAACAAATACGTTAGTTTATAATCCAACAACTTCATAGGACCACCAGTACCTGATGCAGTAGGAATAGGTTTAGATGGTGCGAAAGGTTTCTGAGTATTAAAACTCGATCCATTAATACCAGGATGATTACCTATACCAAAAGGTGATCCATGTCCTCCTGGACCATCACCTTGTTCTGGTGTTGATCTAACACTATTGTTATCTATTTTATCCTGATTTTTGGTATCTGTAGTATCAGTTACACCTGGACGAACAGTAGATGCATTAGCTTCAGTACCTTCTTCTATCTTTTCACCTGTCAACAAATACTTTTTCTCTTCATCAGTTTCACCCTTTCTGACTCTCAATACACCCATAACAACAGGCATTTGTGCTGCTTCCCCATCCATGAAGAATCCCATAACAATTGCACGAGGTTGCAACTGCCCAGATGATTCCCCTTGCAAGTCATTACCTGCTTGACAAGTATGTTGCAATACTGTTGCCCAAGGTAGGTTGTCTGTTGGTAAATTTGAAACAGAGGATCCTTGAGGATTAGTATAATAATTTATTATGCGTACTTTAACCCTATTACAATTTAATGGGTCTTCATTAGATTCAACTTCACCAATCCACCAGTAGAATCCATCTTTACCAGCGAAAGATGTATTCTGCTCATTAATAATACCATCAACTGTAGCTAAGCTCATTTGTCCAAGAAGGTTTAAATTTATTTATGCAGGTCTGCTATAGAGCTCATCGTGATACATCTCCATATAAATCAATGGAGGAAAATCAGGATCTATATTATTAACTATTAATTTAGAAAGAGGATGATAACGACCTGATTTATCATCATACAACATGACCTCAGAGTCTAATTCAGATTCTTTAAGAAGACCTATCTTATCTCTGAGTTCTCTGTAATTCATTCATTTACCTCGTTTAAATTTATATAGTGAATTCCCACCAAAGATTTTATTCCCTTCAGTATCTTCACCTCGGTCTCTACTATTAAGACCATCTCCAGTTAAATGAATCTCAGCAATAAGTTTAGCACCTCTAACAATACACTTATCTTCAGATAGGAGCTTCCCGTGCCATCCATTATCACTTCGTTTAAAAATCATATCACAATTTTCACATCTTGTCCACTTAAGATCATAATTTTCAACAATTACTTCAGTATCAGATATCTCTACAATCCTATGATGTCTTTCCCTATAAGGTTTATTAGGTCCATCTCTTCTATAATAGTTCTTAGATCTATACCCACCATCAATCTCTTCCCACGAAACACACAGTTGAGCATATTCTGTAGGATTTGATTGTGCTTGTCTTATATTATTATAATTTCCTAAAAGGTATTCTTCAAAATCACTCGTCATATACTCTACATTCAAAAGCATCAGGATGATTGTCACAATAGACTTCTAAATGTGAATCTTCATGCCTTGTATGGTAATCATTAATCTTACCATCATTCTTATCTACTTTATCATCCTTATGATATTCATCATACTCTGCATGGACATCTTTTAGATCTGCCTCACTATACTCTAACATACCATGATTGATATGCTCTTTGTGATCTTTAGGATCAAGATAAACTTCATGATCTAAATCGTGTTGTTTTTCTGTCATAATTAGAGTGTATCTGCTGAATTATTTAGATATTATAGCATTAGGTTGGATTTTGTGGTATCGAATCTCTGTAAACCAACATTTCGGTATCCATACTCTTTCCATCATACTTATGTCTAACTCCTCCAATAACATATCTACCACTATACTTTCTATCTCTCACCATCTTATCACCCTTAAGTTTTGTTGCAGGGATATTGATATCTACACCATATCCAGCATATAAATCCACATTTCCAGGAACAGTTATTAATAACTGAAGATTCTTAAGTGACTGCACTCTTAAATGCTGGTAGGCAGCCATTGGTGCTGCATTATTATAGACTTTAGTATCTCCTGTCTCTTTTGCTTTATCAAATATTCTATTAGGTTTTAAAACATACTTAATTCTTCTTGGATGTAAAACCATTCCCCTAGTAGCAGTTCCATATGACTCTACTGGGTTAGATCCACCTGTAATATGAGACATCTTAGACCACTCATCTGATATATTAGTTACATATGTTGGTCCTGCAGTATTATGCTCTGGTGATACCTCAGAATTTGGAATAGCAATTGGATCTAAAGCAACTACATTAACTGCCCATGCACCATTTCGCATTCCACGTAGATAGTTAGTTTCTTCTGGGAATACTATACTCTTAATTCTCAAATGATCATTTCCTATATCATCACTTTGTTTAGGTTCATAACTATACCGATATAATCTTGCTATACCTTGTGCTGGATCAGTCTTAGTATCATAATCTTGATTATTAACATCCTCAATTATTTTATCAATAGATTTGAAATGAAATCCAAAAGTATTCTCCCAGAATAAGTATCCATTTTGATCTTGACCTCTAACAGATCTTTGTCCTATCCAATAGATTGTATCAAATGCTCTCCAATTGCAAGCAATAAACTTATGATCATTATTAGAATCTTCAATATAAACCTTTTTACTAGTTAATTTTGCACCACCCCCATCTGGTTGACCTTGCATACCACCAGTACCTAAAAGATAAGTAACCATATCTTTTGCTCTATTTGAACCAGAATCTTTAAATATTACCTCAGATGCCCCAAATATATTAGTACATTCATTAAGTAGAAACTCATAACTTACAGCTTTTACAATATATGCCTCTGCATTACCAGATCTTGCTCTACTATCAATAGAATATGTAACAAGAGACCATGCTTTAGCTCCTGTAGATGTATCAATTCTAATTATCCATTCTTCACTACCAGTAAAACTATTAATTAATCCTGCACTATCCTGCAAAACAATCTCTGCAGAGATACCTGCACTATCAATACCTTCAGTAATATTACATGCCATAACAAAATCTTCTAAACTACTGGCACCGTCAGAGTTTTCTAAGAATTGCCCATCTCTCCTAACCTTAAGAGAAAAACTTACATCACTAGCACTTTGCCTTAAACTTGCCATTAGTTAAACACCTTTAGAGGATTATTTCCAGAATTTAATGCAGCAATTAAATCCTGTGTATGTGTATCACCAGTAGGTATAATAGTTGGTTTCCTACTCTTTGCTGCATTCTCTGCCGAAGCAGTTTGTTCTGCATGTTTAGCAGCAACCAATTTAACCTTTTCATTGGCCATTTGAGCAAGTTCTTGGACTTTCTGAATCATAGTAAGTTGTGCTTGCTTCTTCTCTGTCTTTGCAGAATCAACATTTTCTTTAGTATCCTTGATGGTCTTTGTGCTATTAAACGATCCAGTACTCTCATTATATTTAATATTAGCTAATTGCTCTTTAAGGATAGTGGGATTAAATGCTTGACTAAAAGCATTCGATAACGAAGAAATTTGAGATTGTATACTACCACCAGTTTTTTCACTTTGATCTTTACTATCATCACCTTTATTAAAGGCATCATCAAATTGCGTTGCCATAGTTTGCAATGCATTTGCTGGATCTTTAGATGTATCAGCTTTAATCTCAGACTTGATAGGTCGTCCACTAACATTACTCATAGCCTTATACATCATTTCTGGTGTAATATGTGCTTTATTAACTCCATCTCCAGCATAATAACTTTCACCCTTTGAAACTTCACGGAAATGTCCTTGCATATTCCCAGGAACAGGAATTGCTGCCCACACTCTAGATAAGTTTTCCATAGCCTTAGCAGGGTTATTCCGCATCATATCAGGTGTTACTTGTGCTTGACCTCTACCAATTAGATATTCTGCAATCTTTGTTTGATTCTTCTTATTATAAATGTCTTTCTTAGGATCTAATCCAACTGCCCTTGCTCTTTCATTCAAAAATCGTGGTAAGTTTTGATACATACCAACAGCACCTGTTGCTTGACTTGCAACATCAGATATTGTCATCTTAGACGCACCTTTAAGTTCTGTATTAGGATACATAGAATCCCATCCAGCAGCACCACCTTCATACTTTGCAATAAGATCTAATACTGGAGCATATACATGTCCACCCTCTTCAAAACCAGCATCAATTACACGTGAATTGCCACCAAAGAAAGTATCCATATTGAATCCCATATTCTGACCTTCGGTCATCCTTTGACCCATCAAATCAGGATTCACTCTTGTTGCTGGTGTATCAATAGGAACTACATAACCACCACCTGCTCTTTGTGCAACATATTCTGTGCCGTGACCTATAAATGCAGTAGATTTACCACCGTCTAATGACACTGGATATCCAGACATCGGTCCTTGAATAAATCCACCCTTTGCCATCTCTATTACACCATCTCTTCCAGGAGCTCCATCAGCACCAGCAGCAGATTCTTCAAGATCTCCTTTAGTCATTGCTTGATAGGCTAACAAACCACCACCTATAAGTAGACCAGCTACACCTGCTCTCTTTAATGCTTTCTTCAATTTCTTCTTACTTCCTGTTAGAGCTTTAACTAGCAATTTAAATACAGCACCCATATCATCTAATATTTTTAGTGGATTTGTCAACCATCGAATTGCAACAAATAATCCTGCAAAATCAACAAGTCCTCCCATCAATCCCTTTAATCTATCCCACCAATTATTAGAAGGATCAAAAAAATTGTATAGATTATCAATTAACCCAACTATTCGATCACCAAGAAATGTTGCTACTGATTTAAAAAACTTTCCTAAAACTTCTACAGTCTTCTTTATCTTAGCAGTATTTTGAGGATCACTCAACCACTTCATAATAGGTTGAGCAAGAGCCAATACCATAAAATCTTTAAACAAATTAAATATCGCTTCCAAGAAACCAGGCATTTTTGGTCCTTCTAACTCTTCAACCTCTACAATTTCTTCGTCATCATCAGTTTGAGGTTTTATAAATGAAGGAGTAAATCCAGTATCAATATCTGAAGTTATACTCTCAAATATACGTCTTTGCGAATCAACAAAATCCTTAAGAACATTTCCAATAGAATTTATAGTTGACCCTTGATTATTAGTTGCTTGTATATTTCTATTAAGAGATTCTACCAATCCTTTCTGTGCTGGATCTTTTGTACGAGCTTTCTCAGGTTTTACAAACTTGTAAAAATCAATCTTTGCTGGTTTTTTAGCGACTACTTTTGGCATTACTTACTAAGCAAAGGTGAAGGTCTTGTTACAATTACTTCTGCAGGACTATTTATTGGTACCGCAGTAGGTACTGCTTCTGCAAACGCAATTGGAATTGGAACAGGAACAGATTCAATCTCATTAGACATCATAGCAAACTGTGCAGAGAATGAAGGGATCTTCTTCTCAACACTTTTAAATGGTGATGCTGGAGAAACCCCACCAACTGAAGTTGGATTTATAAACGATGGTGAAGGTTGACCATGATTACTAGAAGATCCTATTAAACCACCCATTGACTTCTCTTCCATCTGACTAGGAAACATTACTGCACCTTTACTTTGTCCAGCAAGCATAGTTACAAGTTCTCCTAAATCAGGCAATTTACTTATAACACCCTCAATCTTACCTTTAACACTCATTGCACCAGGTATTAGATCTATCAAACCTTCTTCTGCTCCCATTACACTCTCAGGAAACATATCTCTACCAAACATATAAGCATCAAGTGCTAAAGAACCTGGCCACATACCAGCAATATCCAATGCTCCAGATATTGATTCAATTATACCTCCAACTAAATCTCCACTAGCAAATCTATCATAAGCAAAAAGTAAGTTAAATAAACCACCAATCCAAGGCAATGCTTTAGCACCCATTTTCTTAGCTATACTTCCAGCACCCTCAAGAGAAGTAAGACCAATTCCCTTCAACAACTTCTCTAAACCAGGAATCTTCATCAAATTTTTGATCAATGAATCTTTCATAGCTAAGATGGGTTTCATAGGTGCTTCTAAGAATCCCATAAGAGGAGTCATTATTTTTTTACTAATACCATCCTGTACGTTTTTAGCCTGTTTACCAAACCAATCGCCAGCAACTGCTGTTGCATTATCATATTGTTTTCTTAAACTTTGACCAAAATCGGCCATCCGTTTCATATTGTTATTAAAACCTTTAACAGCCCAATCACTCACAGAATCAATAAGATTGCCAGTAGAAGTTGTTATTTTATTCCACCAACCACTCTTAGGTTTTACACCTTTAATCTTTCTTGCTTGACTAAGTGCATCCTTTACATTAGCTCCACCATCTCTTGCTTTTCTAAATGCACGTATTTGATCATCATCTAAACCCAAATCAGAAAGTTTAATTTCCGACTTAAGTTTCTTTCTTATAGTGCCATCAGCATCAACTATATTCTTCTTTCGTACCTGTTTAAAATTACCATCCGCATCTACCCCACCACCTTTCTTCTTTGTTTTTACTCCATCATCTGCATCTGGTCCTTTAAATGGGTTTATATCTGATAACAGACCAGCAATCCAAACAATATCACCAATTAATGAAAAAGGATTCAGTAGATACTTTATTCCTGCAAGACCTACTAACAGTTTCCCAAAACCTTTTAATCGTGACCAAAAATCAGCTTCTGGATCTATTAAAGTGGTAAATCCATCAAGTACATTACCAGCAAAACCTCCCATCCATTTAGCTAGAGTGCCAAATACAACACCTGCTTTTTCAAGAGTATCTCTAAGTCTCTCACTATTAGCAGGATCTGCTATCCAAGCAAGAACATCCTTAGCAATAATTAAACCAACAATATCCTTTAAGAAACTAACAAATGGTGCTATTGCATTATTAATCCATTTCATAAATGGATTTTCTATTTCTTCTATCTCTTCTTCTTCATCATCTGTAGGTTCAGGTTTAGTAGATGTAGTTGTTACAGGTTTCTTACCTTCCTGTCTGTTTTCTGCTGCCTGATCCCTTTGACGACGTAATTTCTTTTTCTTTTTTTTCTTTTGTTCGTCTAAAAATTTTATATAAGCATTATTAGATATCACAGCAACTTCTAGTGTTGCTCCAATCCCCTCTACAGTTTTCCCAATCCTATTCTGAGCAACTACAAGGTTACCTGAAGCTTTAGTCGCAGCAGTAGCAGTAGATGCCACTATTGGACTCACAAATTTATATGATACTATTTTAGCCACTAACTTGTTGCTCCTTGTAACGTCGTTCCTCTTCTTTTAGGAATGTTATTAACATATTAACGTAAATTTCCTTCTCCCAAGGCATCAAGTTTTCAATATATTCAATATTCCACTTGTGGTGGTGCATTAATGCAAAATTAGCCTCATAATAGGTTCTTAAGTTATTGTGTAGAAGGGCTACCCGAAAAAACTGGATAATCCCTCAAGAACAACTTCAGATTTCACTTTTGTTTTGGGATTGGTCACTTCAATGGTGTGTGATAATTTAGGCATTGTTTCAAAAAAGGTTTGAATCAATTGAAACTGCTTAGTATTCATATCACCAAAGAATTCCATTAATTCCTTCTTTGGTTGATCCTTACATGGATAAACTTGCTGAGAATCAGCAATACTTTCAGCACAACCTGCTGCAAGCTCAAATATTTGATCCATATCAGTTGCACCTTCACCTGTAAAGTTTGATTTAACAAACATATCCAAACTAGGATATCCCATCGTTAAAATAACATCATCACTCAATTTAAGAGTTTTAGTATGTGTTGGATCCTTTCTAACTTCAATATCATCTAATGGAATTGTTACTTTCACATCAGTCTCATTATCATCTGGACATGTAACAGATACATCAACATTCTCACCAACAGATCTGGTGCGAATTTTCAAGAAAAGAAATTCAATATCGAATGTAGATAAATTATTTACACTCTTCAAATTAGTGCATGATAAAAGAATATTCTTAACTGCGTTGATTAGATCTTTTTGCTCACCTGTTTCCATTGCAAGAAATAGAAGTTTTTCTTCTTTTACTAGAAATGGTCTATATTTAACAGTTTTACCAGACGAAGGTAATTTTAAATGATATTCAGGTACATTTAGCTTTGGTAATGCCATATAAAATTCAATTCAGTACTTATATTTAGGAGTTATTCTGATCTTGTTGTAAATCAGCTGCAACACCAGTTTCACCTGTTGTAAGATATGATCTACCTAAGTTATCGATAGAATCAGCACCATAAAATCTATACCTCTCATAAAAGAATCCAATATCAAGTTTCAATAGAGATGCTTGCTCATTAGTCAATGCCATTGTTCCAATATTCATTGGGAATGCATTTCTTATATCATATATACCAACTAACTGATCATCTCTATATCTCTCAACATCAGATATCTTAACTCCAATCTTTCTTAAGAAAGCTTTAACTGCATCAGGTAACGTTATCTTTTCTCCTCCACCTCTCTCCCATTTGAAGATATAAAGATGAGGACAAGTATAGTTCTCATAATAATCAGTCATTTGATTGGAATCAGGAGACATAAGTTGAATCCATCTTTCAAAGATCATCCTAGTCTTATGATTTCTAGGTAATGTGAAACTAATGTTTATCTGACTAAATGAAGATGATGTTGCATAATTATAAGCTGATCCAATATTTGTAATTGATGCTGTAGTTACTTGCTTACTTGGTAAATTGACCGTATCAGCATATAAATTCAAATATTTGGCATTATCACCAGTTTCCAACAAATAATTACTAGTAGGATAATAAAAACCAGACCTAAACACAATAGGAGTACTAAATTGCACTGAATACCTATTACTGAAGCTAGGGTTATTGTTATTACCCTTAAACCATTCAGAGAATTCTGTTAACCTTGCTCTAGGGGTTTGTTTAGATGCTCCGTTTAAATCCATAGTTTTAGATCTTTAGTTCCTTCTCAGTTATTATCATAAATTTCCAATTATGGTCTTTGCAGAATTTAGTTGCTGCTTTCCACTTTGCACTATTTACACTCCAAGTCACAACTTCACGAATATAAGTCTTGGTGATTTTCTTTTGAGTTTTAGGTTCTTTCGTCTGCCTGAATGGTTTTACTTCGACTAGATACTTCTTGTTAGCAATCTTAAGATAGAAATCAGGATAATATCTATGTTTTTTACCATCAGTAGGAGAAACATAAGGAATTATAATTTCCTCACTACCCCACTCTTCCACAGAAGGTGTATCATCACACCATCTCATAAATTTATATTCCCAAGATGACCTGTAAATGATGTTTTTGGGATCACCTTTATACTTTCTTGGTCTCGAAGGTGTATAACGACCCTGATACCTCATAAATAACATTGTAAGTGCTGATTCTATTTAGGTGGCTTCTACAATTCTTAAATATCCATTAAAAGCCCCTGTCGAAGGAGACTATCTTGATAGTGAAGATGCTCCCACAGGAAGAACCGATTATTTGAGGATACAAAGGTTTAGAACAAACTACGCACAATCCGAAAATGGGTATGGTGGAGATAACCTTCCAAACAATAACGTTTCCACATCTTTAAGTTCCAATATTGCATATCTGAATATACCTCCTAGTCTAACTACTAGTTACCAAGGAGATTATGACCAGATCAATATGGGTCAACTTGGTGTTCTAGCAGCACAAACTGCTGCTGGTATTGCTGGTGGTGGAAATGCAACAGATACAATTACATCATCATTACAATCAGCAGCATCATCGGCATTTCCAGAAATGGCGTATAATAAAGGTGCTTCTGCTACTCAAAGTCTTGGATCATTAACTGGTCTTGAGACTGGTGTTACTGGTGGTGCATTACAAGCTCTAACAAAGGGAAGGATTATGAATCCTTTTACAGAGCAAGTTTATAATGGTATTCCTTTTAGGAATCACACTTTTGACTTTAAGATGTTTGCTCGTAATAAAAAAGATGCAGAATCTATCATGAGTATTATTAAATACTTAAAAATGGGTACTGTGCCTTGTCTTGGAGATGCAGATGCTGCAGAACTTGACTTATTATCACAAGGTACTAGTGGAGATACAACTAGTAATAGTAATGGTAATACTAATGGTTTCACTTCACAAACTACCACAAGTCAAATTAACACATCTGGTAGATTTCTATTAGTCCCAGATAAGTTTTTATTGGAATTTGTAAGAATGGATCCAAGAACAGATTCAATTACAAGATTACCACATTATAGATTTCACCCATGTGTTTGCACTAATGTTAGTGTAAATTATACACCAGATGGTCAATATGTATCCTTTAAAGATGCTATTGCAGATTTATCATATGATGAGACTACAGGATCAAGACAGTTACTTGTACCTGCTGTCCAACTAACTCTAAATTTCTCAGAGACTAGGATTATGACTAAACAAGACATTATTGCAGGATACTAAAAATGGCATATTTCGATCAATTACCAGATGTATTTGTTGCAGATTCAGGTCAAGAAGAAAAAGTACGGTATAAGTTAGTAAAAAATATCTTTAGGAGAGTAATTCTTCCTGAAAAGATGGCAAAATATGCCACTCTATTTAATGAATACTATATTCCTGATGGAATGAGACCTGATATGGTCGCACAAAAGTTTTATGGTGATCCAGAGTTGGATTGGATTATTTTACTATCTAACAATATAACTGATGTATACACTCAATGGCCAAAAAGAGAAAATAACCTAACTTCATTTGTTTCCAATAAATATGATGATCCAGATTCAATACATCACTGGGAAACTATGGAAGTGAAAAGTGGTGATATATCAATAGCAAAAGCTGGTATTGAAGTTAATGAATCTTATAGAGGTATTGATATAGACGGTAATCCTTTAACTAAAGAGCAATCAGTATATCCAGTATCAAACTATGAACATGAATCCTACTTAAATGAAAAGAATCGATTAATTTCAATACCAACAAGTAGATTAGTTGATTTCTATGAAGAACAATTTAAAGATTTAGTTGATTATAAACCTCATGATGAAGTTGATGACTTTGGACGTAAGAGGACACATATTTCACTAGCATCTGCATTCTTGGATAGAGATGCATTTAGAAGAAGTGCGTTATCTAATATACAAGCAGCAATTACAAATACTAGTGGATCCGTCACATTCGACTATGGAGATGGTAATCTTGTGCAAGGAGTTGCTGGTACTACTGCTACTGTAACTGTTGATAATACATCTAGCACTTCATCCACATCTAACACTTCATCCACATCTAGCACTTCATCTACATCTAACACTTCATCTAGCAGTAGTAGCAGTAGTAGTGAATCTTCATCTAGTGGGTCTGGATATGGTTACTAAATACTTATCATATGAGGAGGAGAAATGAAAACATTTAATCAATTCATAAAAGAAGGAAAGGGTTATCAACCAGAAATAGAACATAGTAAAATGGGTGATGCCAAAAAGAAGGCAGACAAGAAAAGAGAATCTAGTTTACCACCTCATCTACAAGGAGATGCTATTGGTAAGATGAAGAAAGCATTTGCTACTGAAGGTAAGGATGGTCTATGGGATAACATCCGTCAAAAGAAAGCAAGGATGAAGTCAGGATCTGGTGAGAAGAAAGCAAAACCAGGTGACAAGGACTATCCAAAGACACTTAATGTAGAAGGTGCTGCATGGACAAAAAAATCTGGTCAAAACAAAGAAGGTGGTTTAAATGAAAAAGGAAGAAAGTCCTACGAGGCAGAGAATCCAGGAAGTGACCTTAAAGCTCCTTCAAAGAAACCTGGCAACAAGCGTAGAGCGTCTTTTTGTGCGAGGATGAAAGGTATGAGGAAGAGACAGAAACCTTCCAACAATACTGGAGATGATAGATTATCTAAATCGTTAAGAGCTTGGAACTGTTAAAAAACCTACAGGCAAAAAAATACCCCGACTTTTTTTCGGGGTTTTTTGTGAACTAAAGATTGAATAATATATCAGTCTTGCATGGGACTTCCAGTCCTATACCTTGCATTAACTATCATGGATTCGATTTCTAGAATATAATTCGTGTCTATCCATCTATCCTCTTTAATTTCATCCATTGCTTGTGATGCTTTACAAGGCAAAGGTGGTTGTTGATCATTATGTGAGAAAAAATCTCCTGACATTTGGATTGTGTTGAATTCTACACACTATTTTATATGAGAAAACCCCCATAAAGGGGGTTTCTTTATACTATCTTTCGGTTTGATCAATTAATCGTAACGATGTATATGATCTCGATAATAGTGGTAGTGGCGATGAGGATCATGATACTTTCTGTAACAGGACACTCTCACTTGCTCATAATAATAGAAAATGTGTCCTTCTGGGTTCCTTGATTCTCTGTAAACATTATCATAACACACTCTTCTACCATGATATTGGCGAGGATGGTGATGACTTTCTTCTACAAAGGGTTCCCAAAACTCTTTCCATGTTAGTGCGTTAGCAGGTGATGCTAACGATAACAGAGCCAGAGGTATCAGGAATTTCATTAGTCTTCTTCAGCAAGTTGTGCGAAATAAGATAATGTATCACCTTCTGCTTCTACTGGGGAAGAAGCAACTGCTTTCTCTTGAAAGTTTTTAACTTCCTGACCCCAAGGTTTTGCAACAACTTCTTCCTGTGACTCATCAACACGTGGTGCTGGAGCAATAGGTGGAGTTACTTTACCAAGTACAAGATTCAAACGCCCTTGTAATTGTTCGAAGGTCTTAAAATTCTTAGGATCTTCAAATTCAGCAAGAGGGAATGCTTGTTTCCAAATTCCCTCAAGTGCTTTATCATCCTCAAGTAGAGGAGCAGGTGTAGCGAATTCAGACTTATCATAATTCCAATAACCATCAACCTTGCGGATCTTTAGTTTGAAATTAGCACCAGTCCAGAAGTTAAATGGATCTAGTGGAGTCTCATCAGCAAATGCAGGTTGCATTGCTTCAATTAGTTTGTCAAAGATTTTCTTTCCAAACTTGTAAAGGAATACCTTTCCTTCATTTTCTGGGTGAGCTGGGTCACTGACAACGTAAATGTTAGAGTAGTAAGAAAGCTTACGCTTCTGTGCTCTAGCAGTTGCTTTATCTTGATCCCGACCACTGTTCCAAAGACCTCTATTCAAATCAGATACTGGATCTTCTTTACCAAGAGTAGTTAGTGAGTTTTCAATGTACCACTGACCACCAGGTCCTTTGAAAGCGTGTGACCATACTTTTGCCCAAGGCATGTCTTCCCCATCGGGTGCAGGGAGGAAACGTACTACTGCGTAACCGTTTCCAGACTTATCCAACTCAGGTTTCCATAGTCTCTCATCGGGACCGCTAGAAGCTTGTGGTTGGTTAATCTTTTCGATCTCTCTAGTCAACTTAGCAAGAGTATCTCCCTTACTAGATGCCTTTTTGAGTGATGCGAATGACATAATCGTATTCTCCGTATTGTGTGTATGAATTGCTACTGAGTAATCGTAGCATACTATTTAGGTGTTGTCAAGCTACTCAATAATCTCATTGGTAGCAGCTTTATCAAGTGTCTCTACCATAGCATCTAGACACTCAAACATATCTCTATACCCAAATGCACTAGTAAGTGAATTAATCTTTTCCTTCATCTCAAATGCCTCTGGATCTTCTGCAGCAGACAATGATAAACGTGTATAGAATGTTCTTTGCTTATCAATTAAAACTTTACAGTCATCTATATGCTCTAACCTATCTTCTCGTTTCATCGTGCCTAACTGTGATGTCTTATGTGCAACATACTGATAGGTATCAAATATAGTTTGCAACTCTGCTTGTACTTGGTCTGACTGGAAGAAAGTCATAAAGGTAATACTCCTTTAGATGTTTTTTTCATGTAATTATACTTCTGTGCCTCATGCTTTAATCTTTCCTTTAATGGTTTAGATAAAAGTTTTGGGACACTATCTATTTCAAGATCATTTTCATTGCAGTAAGTAACTACTGCTTCGATGTAAGATATTAAACCATTGCTGGTTTTAACTAACCTTTCAATTTCCATAGAAAACTTTGCGGATGTCATGAAGTTCTCTTCAGGATTAACTTTTTTCTTATCCTTTGGCATTAGAGAACTCTTCGATATAGGATTTAAGCAATTGTAAATAGTCATCAAGATTATACTTTTGGAATACTTGGATTGAACCATCTTCAACCGCAATTAATGTAACGATCTTCTTCACCTCAATACCAGATCTTTCAAGAAACATTGCTGCGTATGCAGTCTCTTGCACATAATAGTGCTCGATGTATTGTTCTTGCTTCTCTTTAGTTGAAGTTTTAAAATCAATCACTGCTAACTCACCATCAAACTCTGCAATACAGTCTACTCGACCAGCGAGTCCAAGGTAATGTGAGTATAAGAAAGTTTCTAAGCAGTGGATGTTATTAATACGATCAAGAGTAGTCTTGGCCGACTGAAACATTCTAACAGATAATGGATTATTTGCCAAGTATCTATCAGTATTCAAATCATCTTTGAAATAATCTTCAGCCATGCTATGGAATGCTGTGCCTCTTTGTGTGGCACGTGATGTAATTCTATTAGCTTCCTCTTCACCAATTCTCTTTCTCCAACCTGCGAAGAATGCTGCGTTCTTAAACGATGTGATTGAGGTAACGCTCGGATAATATTTATCAGCACCTGGTATGGGGTAAAATCTCACCCCATTCTCACTCACTGGCTCAACATCAATCTCTTTAAGAGATACATCAACAAAATTAAATGGCATTAGAAACCTAGATTATATTTGGCAATTAGATAGGCTTTAACAAGACCTGATCTAACAATGTCATCGATACCCATTTCTACACAAGTAAAGTCTTGCATTGACTGAAGTATCTGTATGAAGTCTGAGATACCAGACTTCTCATGCTCTCTAGTAAGATCTGACTGGGTTACATCACCACATAACATAATCTTAGAGTCTTCTCCTATACGAGTAATCATAGAGTCTAACTCATGGAAATTCAAGTTACTGAATTCATCTACAATAACGATAGCGTTATCAAGAGTAACACCACGAATAAAACTTGTAGACCAGAAACTAATTGTTTGCTGTGCTTTGAGGTTGTCATATAACATTTCAAATGAATTGTCATCAGGCATACTAAACATATACCTTACCATATTTTTATATGGTACTTGATAAAGCATTGACTTGTCTTCGTGATCTCCTGGTAGGAAACCAATCTCTCTAGTAGGAACTAAAGATCTTACAATGTATATTTTATCATATGGTGTGGTTTCGTCAAGTACTTCTTTTAATGCAAGATATAATGTAATAAAAGTCTTACCTGTACCTGCTGCCCCATGCAATAGTATATTTTTACCATTCTTATAAGAGTCATAAACCAATTCTTGATTTGGTGTCAAGGGTTTGATAGGTACCATATAGGAACTATCAATGGGTTTTTTTCTCTTCATATGTTTTTTAGACATAGGTTGAAGTGGTGCAGTACCATTACCATTAGTTTTCTTTCTTGCTCTTGGCATTATGTAAACCTACTCAAGTTTGCACGAGGATGTTGTTCTTGAACTTTGGACATCACCTCTTTAAATCCATCTTCCATTTTAGGTTTGCCATATGTGACACCACCTACACCAGCAGTCCAGTCTTTATCCCAGTCAGGATTGTCATTTCTCCACTGATCATACTCTGTCATTGTCATAGAGAGTTCTTTCTTCTCTTGAGTATTCTTATTTATTACAGGATAAGTAGGCATTAGTCTATTCGTAATGAGGGTGGTAGGTCTGACCAATCTAAGCATCGGTCTTCAGATTCAACTTGACATTCACATTCTTCTTCTGGACACCAACCAAGTGCATCAGCAATGATAGGAAACTCACAAATGAATTGTTGTTTACACAACTCAGCAATTTGTGAGTGCTCCTTCTGAGTGCCATGTGAAGAACGTAATTCTATATAGTGCATCCATGATCTAACAGATCCAGTCATATAGAGTTTAGTAGGAGTAGCAAGAGGTAGTACAAACCGAGCACACTCTTTTGCTATACCATTAGCAAGGAGCTCGTTGTAAAGATCCATTGAATGAGTAAAGTGTTCAGCAATCCTTTCTTGAAGATCTTGCTTCTTATTATCTGGTATGTCATCAATACTATTCTGACGATTCTTTGTATCCTGACTACGAAGATCAATCATAGGTATCTCTTCTGCTAATAAATTAGTATCAGCATACCTTTGAGAAAACTCTTGGAAAGTAAACGATCTATGACGTAGTATCTGTGCAGCAAGACCACGTGTGGTATCAATCTGCAAAGTCATATGTGCTTGCTCAAAGATAGACCAATGACCATGCTTAATACAATACTTTAATAAACCAGCAACCTTTGGGTTGTCTTGGTTGTTTGGGTTAGATACTCTAGCAACGTATCCAATAGTTTTTTCAGCGTCAGGAGTGACAGAAACTAAACAGACTTTACTCATGATTTAACATTCTTAAATAAAATAATTGACATCAATAATAATCCCCACGATTTAAAGTAACCTATTAAAGGGAGTCCAAAGATTGCTGGCATTAACCAATTCCATAATAGCATAAACCCTACAGGAACTGCAACTAATGCACCAATTATAACACCAACTTTATTAGCAGTAGATCTAGGCTTCGGTGTAACCTCTTCCTCTTCTTCCTCTTCTGCTCTACGATCTAGGTAGACGGTGGTGCCTTTCTCTTTGGTTTGTTTTCTTTTTTGGAATTTTTTGAAGGGGCTGTTGTCCATAATCTTGGGTTGACCATACCGTCAGTTTGTTTGAGTGATTTAAAACCCTTTTTGTATAAGTCATAGTAATAATCAAAGATTCTAACTTGAGAATCTGCTATTACTATATCATATTTGGGGGTTTCACCATTGTCATCCATGTAATGAACAAGATAAGCAGTATAAGGTAACGACTTATCCTCTGCCATCTTAGGATCACAATTCGCATGAAGAATCTTCAAGAGCGACCACCCCATTCTATCTGAGGAAATGCCTCAGATACCACTGCCTTAGTGATACGCTTATACTTCTTATTCATTTGCCCATCTTTAACTAAGACAAGAAGCTCTGCTTCTTCAGCAGAGAGTCCTTCTAAGAGTTGTACAAACATAGACTCTCTCCTTAAAGAAGGAAGTTTAGCACCACCCTTAAAGAATCTATAAAGTCCTTTAAATTCATGCTCTAATCGTGTGTGATCAGTGCCTACAGGTGCATCATTAGGTGTGTAAGGCACATCACCTTCTGGCATCAAAGATACAACAGAATCATCAAAGTTTACAATTAATAACTGCCGTAACCCTGATGAATTGTTTTCTCTAAGTAGTTTAATTTTTTCTGCTTTAGTTTTAGCATTACTAACCTTTCTAAGAACCTCAGAAATTAATAGTTTGCTACCACTATTATATGTTGCTTGTTTAGCCATAGTTTAAATCCAAATCATTCAGTGTCATCTTCTAAATCATCTTCGAGATAAGTTGTGCGAAGATAGATTAAATCATCATGTATGATGTTTCCATTTTCATCCAGCATTTCTGGATGTATAACACCCTTAGCATAAGCAGCGTTTTCGATGTAATCTTCAACGTATCCTTTTGCTAACCATGATACCGTAATACCAAGTATAAAGGCACCTACTATTCCTAGTACAACGAGTGCGATTTCCATAAGTATCTCCCAGCTATTTTTATTTAGATGAGTTTTTGCTCTCTCAAATATTTTACTGTGTCAGTACAACCACCAAGGTTCTTACCATCCAGTATTACTTGAGGAAATGTTGATCCAGCACCAAACTCTTGATAGAATGTGCGTCTTCCAAAATCCTGATCTAATACTTTCTCAGTAAAAGTATAACCCTTAGCTGATAGTACTTGCTTAACTTGTGTGCAGTATGGACAACCACCACGTGTATATACAGTAAAGTTCATAAGAACATATTATTTTTTAAATTATAGCATAAAAAAGGAGGGGTCGCAACCCCTCCTGTATGTTCCGATTGTAGAGACCGCACGAACGATGTCTCAATCCTATTTAGAATGTGAACTTAGCACCGATTTTAGCACCCC